TTGGCCCGTCTGGGGCTCTCTTTATTTTCTCATTATTCATCTGAGAAAAAAGTTCCTGGGGCTTTGGAAGTTCTTGGGCGCGGGAGGGGCTCACCTGCGCTCAAGAAGTCTCGGGACTTGTGGGGGTTTTGTGGATAAAGGGCCGGGCGGCGGGGTGCAGGGGCGGAGCCCCGCCGGTGACCCGTCCCCCGACCTCCATGAATCTCTAAAAAACTTTTTAAAAACTCTTTTCTCTTTGACCCGTGACGGGGGCCGGTGGCGCGCCCCCGACCTCTATGAAACTCGAAAAATTTTAAAAATTCTTTTTCTTATGACACGGTGCGGCTGCAGCGGACCTCGAAGTCGCCCTCGGGCACTATGGCCCCCTCGTCGCTCAGGTTGATCACGTCACCGTCCCTAGCCCCCTTCATCCACTCCCTGACCCCCTCGAGCTGACCCCACGTTATGAGCTCCTCGCCGTACAGCCCGTTCATCCACAAACGCAGACCCGCCGAGTTCACCACGCGCCACCGAACCTCGTCCCACGGAGCCAACGTACGGCACATAAAGGACGCCATCGCTTTTTGACCTCCTGGACTCCGTGGGGGACCCTCGCGTCCACACAACCCTCTTTTCTCCCCTCCTCTCAGAACGGCCAACACGACTTGCGGCACCGGGCTTCGTGAGCCTCGCACTCGGTCATGGTCGGAAATTCTTTTTTACATTTTTCACACGTCCAATAAAGCTCGGTATCCGAGTCGACGAGCTGTACCGGCCAGTGACCCCTACACGTGGGGCACGTGACGTTGCCACTCTTGGCCGATACGATAAGACACTCCAAATGAAAACTTTTGTCACAGAACTGGCACGTCGCCGTGAGACTTGGGCGCGCGCGAGTTATGGGGTCGAAGCACACCGGGCACTCCATACTATACCCGGACTTTTAGGACGGCCACCACCTGGGCGGCCAACCTCCCAAAAACCACACATCGAGCACAGCCGCCAACACAAGGGCACATATGGTCAACTCGGCGGCGTCCACCGGAGGCGGCTCGAGACCACGGACCTTGACTAAACCCGGATACAGAAAAGCGTTGGCCACGTTGCCAAACACGTGACCACATGAATGAATTAGCGTCCCTTTTCTGCCTGAAAACTTATACCCCAGTGCAAAACAGACCAAACCGCACGCGGTAAAAGCCATGTACGGGAGCCTGGAGACGGCGTCCACCTTTCGTGATATGTTGAGTTGATAGGTCAGACCGGTAAATATATTCACCATGTCCACGTTGCGCCGCCACCCAAAAACCGGCCGACGCCAATAATTCACGGAACAAAATAAAACAGAACTTGCCGCCGCCAAACAGTCGTAGAGGGCCAGGTGTGCCGACGCCACACAGCTCGCCACCACCGTGAAGGACGACGCGAGTAGAATGCGCGACTCACTGCGGGGCGTCACCTCCATTGAGATATTCGAGGTCTGGAGCTTTAAAAGCTTTTTTGACGTGACGGTATATCTGCAGTCCCCACCACCATTGCATGACGTAGAGCGACGCGGCCATGGGCACTATGATCGCCTCCGAGCCCCGGACCGGAAGCCCCATGACTCCCCACATGACCCATGTGCCGTACACGAGTCGCGCCACGAAGAACGAAATAGCAAAAGAAATTTTTGTAAATTTATTTGGATGCTTTTGCATGAGGGCCATGGGACAGTTCGATAGGGCCGAGAAATAGAAGGCGGTTGAAAGGGCCGTCTTGAACACCCACCCCCAGTACAGGTAGCCAAGGCACAGCACGTGATGGACGGCCCGCCATCTATTATAGTCCAGGTACGTACGATGAATATAATAGACCGTCTCGTATCTGAGTTGGATCATCTGCCACGGCTCGGGCTCGGTGCTATTGTAATCTTTGTAGTTTTGCCAGGCTGCCCACCCGAGAAGAGCCGCCACGAGGTCGCCCAGGAAAAACCTGTACTCGTACAGGACGAGTAGGCCCTCCATACCTACACGATCCGCATAGGGACCCACGTGAAGAGTCATGTACAATAAGTCCGCCTCGTTTTTAACGCGCTAGTCGACGTCTAGGTCGGCGAGCAGGGACGTTTCGAAGGCCGTCACCTCCTTGAGAATGTCTGTTAGAATTTGGACATTGTCAAGTAGGTCGAAGCGCTGATCGCGGCCGTCTGCAGTCTTGATCTTGCCCATGACGTGGCGGATAAGATCGAGGACGTGGCGGCGGTTTGACATTTTTGGGTGCCGAGGGAGACGGGACGCGGGTGGTCTTGGTAACAGAACATGAAATTACACAAACTCGACATCCGCGACCCAGTCCTCCCCAAGCAGAACCTCCTCATTGAGACCTGCGGGTGGCCATCCTGCATATCCGTGCCCGCCCTCCGTCTTGGGGTCGTGGCGGGTGATGACGGGGCCGCCCTCAAGCCACATGAGGGTGCTGCGGTAACTTGATAGAATCTTGAGCTCCTTACCCCAGAGGTCTTCAGGGGTGGACTTGAGGCGCGGGGTTGTGTCCGCATCTAGGCAAGCGCGAATAGCCTCCCACTCCGTGACGTTAGGGGTCGGGCGCAGGTTGCCAATAGTGATGGGGCGGAAGCTCAGAAACTTGACGGCGGTGGCCATTGTTTGTGTTTGGGTGTCTGGGCCGTCTCGGCCCGCGGCCCCACGTGCACAGAACCTGTTTTTATAGGGTGTCGGCCACCGTCTTGTCGTCACGGATTTCCACAAATACCGGCAGGAACAGCGACTTCTTACCCGTCTTTTTGTCCGTTATCAGCGCGTTGTACTTGACGGCCACAATCTTGCCCAAGAACTCCTTGGAGTCGCACGACCGCTCATCGTCATCGAGGCCCGTGCCCACCGCCGACGTCACCTCGCCGTCAGCTGACTCAACCATGAGCGAGCCAATTTTGCCCTTGTATTTGCCGGCACCGGGCACGATCCCAGTGACGCGCAGGTCCGCCTCGAGCTCGGCCTTCATCTTGACCTGGTGCTTTACCCGCTTGTTCTCCCACGGGCCCTTGGGGTCCTTGAGTACCAGACCCTCCTCACCCTCGGACAGCTTCTGCTGATAGAGCTCGTGAGCCGCCTCCATAGAGGCCACGGTGTCGGCGCGCGCCACGGTGATGTGCGTGGTGTCCTTGGCGCCGAGCAACTTCAGACGGTCCTCGTACCCCATGTCGCACCGACCCGTGCGGAAATCCGCGAGAGGGATCACGTCCCAGACGACCGCATGGACCCGCTTGGCGAGCTCGGCGGTGCCCGTGCCCTTCTGGAACTTGGTCAGGAGGCCGTTGCCCGTCTTGCGGTCCGTGAACCACCCCCCGTGACCGGCGACCATGAGCAGCTCACCGTCCAGCACGCAGTCGCGCCGCGCCGCCAGACCCACCACCTCGCCGTCCAGGGCCCCAAAGAGGTCGAGCTCCTTTCCGGCCTGTGTACGATATGACACCTGGCCGTTTTCACAGATGGCGTTGAAGCGCATACCGTCCATCTTGGTCTGGGCCAAGCACGGAAATTTAATTTTTGTTTTTTCGTTCATAGGGCTGACCAGCATGCAAGGGTACGAGAGCTTGAGGTCCGGCCAGATCTTTTCGACCGTCGCGTCGCTCACACCGCACTTGAGGTTGCGGCCTATGACGCGCCGAAGCACCTCCTGGTCGTCCCGCGTCATGCAGCCGAGCAGGAACGCCACGTGGTCACGGGCAGCGTGGCCGCTGAGCATACGCGAGCACAGCTTGGTCTCGAGCTCACGGAGCGCGCACTCGAGCGTCACCCGCTCGGGCGGCTGGATGACGCCCTTGGACGCGTCGGGCTCGGGAATCTTTTTAATATAAAAATTTACGATGGGGTCAAGGGTCAGGCGGAAAGCAGTCTTGAGAAGGGGGTCGTCGGCGTGTTCGCCAAGGATGTCCTCCTTCTCAAGACGGCTGGTGGTGGCCTCGAGGCGCTTAAGGATCGAGAGTACGGAAGCCATGTTTGTGTTTGGTGAAGGGTCCGTGACCCGGCTGACCCCCACGTCCGCACAACGTGTTTTTCATATGAGCCCCCTCTGACTCAGGTACTCACGGATGGTCCTAGGATTTTCCCGAAAAACTTGTTCATAGACTTTTATGAAGTCCGTACCCGATCCGATCAGCGCCAAGTTGTAAATTATGAAAATCAAAAAATTTTTAAAAAAATTAAATTTAGTTTTCCGGAGGAGGACGACCGGCACGACATGGGTCGCCACTATGAAAAACCCGATAGGTCGGAAAAGTGTACCCTCGGCCAACACGAAAAATATACTCCCTATGAGGGTCGCCACACACGACGCCAAGGGTGAGAAGGGCATGAGGCCCGCGAGCCATAGTGCCGCCATGGCCGTCGACCAATAACTATAGATCTTCCATATCGGTACCATCTACTAAACGCGCACTTTTAAAATTTAAATTTTGTTTCTGCAAGTTAGATGACCGAGGAGTATATCCACCAGCCGATGCTCACGTACCTCGGCAACAAGCGTAAACTTCTGGACTTTATAGAGGAGCAGGTACTGAGCGTCAAAAAGAAGCTCAAAAAGGATAAGCTCGTGATGATGGATGGGTTCTCGGGGAGTGGCGTCGTGTCGCGCATGCTATCGACGCACTCGTCCGAGCTCCATTCGAATGATCTGGAGCACTACGCATACATCATAGCCAACTGCTACGTCAAGCAGCCCACCAAAGCCCAACAGGAAAAGATTGCGTCCCACATCGAAAAGATGAACGAACTGGCCGAAAAGGGACCGTACGTCGAGGGTATCATGACCAAGTGGTACGCGCCCAAGAATACCGAGAGCCCCAAGGCTGGTGAGGTCTGTTTTTTCACGCGCGAAAACGCAAAGATAATAGATACGCTACGCAACTACATCGAGAAGGTCGAGGACGACCTGACTGACTGGTGCCTCGGCCCCCTCCTTGTGCAGGCGAGCGTCCACGCCAACACCATGGGGCACCTCGCCGCGTTCTTCAAAGACGACAACAACGTGGGCACGTTTCACAAGACCGAGGCTTCGTATAGACACGCGTCAGACCCCATCCGTCTCGAGTGCCCCATATGGTCCCCAGAGCCTTGCAAGGTGACGTGTCACAACCAGTCAACAAATGATCTGATCAAAAAACTCAAAGACCCCTTCGACCTGATTTATTACGACCCGCCCTATAATCAACACGAGTACAGTCACAAGTACTTTTTGCTAAACGTAATTGTAACTAATAAAAAGGCGAAAAACTGGACTGATGTAACACACATGCCCGAACGGTCCGAGCGCAACCAGTCCGACTACAACAAAGAGGACCCGGCCGTCAAGGCCATGACCGAACTGATCGAGGACTCGCTCAAGATTTCCAAGTACGTCCTAATCTCTTACAACGACGAGGGCATCATAAGCGCGGCCAGGTGGAAAAAGATGCTCGAACCGTACGAGTACAACAAAATAAAAAAGGAGTACAAGCGAATGGTGGATCGCAATGGTGAATCCGGGGCGGTGTACGAGATTCTGTACCTGGTCCGCAAGAGTTAGAGACTCTACTCGTCTTCATTCCAGATGGAAATATTTTTGAAAAATATTTCTACAAAAATTTTTGAAAAGTTGGGACCGGGGTACAGTGAGCGCGTCTACCACAACGCCTTTGAGGTGGAGCTCCGCTTGGCCGGTATCCAGTACGAGACGGAGAAAATCCTTCCCGTGATTTACGAGGGCCACACGGTCGGGAACCTGCGGGCCGACCTGATCCTCGCGGGCCGAACCATCGTGGAGCTCAAGTCCGTCACGAAACTCAAGGATGAGTTTAGGAACCAGGTGCGTAATTACGGGCGGCTCACGGGGCTCGAGTCGGGTTACCTCGTGAACTTCCCGTGCGTCGCGGGCGAGGTTGAGGTCGAGTGCGTCGTGGACCAGACGGCACTCCCTCCATGGCTGCGCTAATTTCTCGTGACAAAGTATGAAGGAAGACACGTGGCACGATAAAGAGGAGGCGTACCTTCGCAAGCTCGAGGAGCAGTGCAACTATATGCACCGGCACTACTCCAAGGAGTTCACGTACTACAACGGCCTCTCGTCCAGGTTTAACATCCCTATCCTCGTCATATCGTCCGTAAACGCTTTGACGGCCATAGCCCTAGGACAGTTCGTCGAACAGACGATGGTCAGTATCCTCAACGCTATCCTGTCGGCTGGAACGGGCGTGCTCGGCTCGATTCAGCTGTACATGAAGTTGAATGAAAAAATGACCAAGGCGCTCAACTCGTCTATTCACGTGAAGCGGATAGCCCTCAAGATATCCAAGGAGCTCAGCATCGACAGAGAACAGCGCGTCACGGAGGGTGTCGCGTTCCTGAACGAGTGCTTCACGGAGTTTAACAACGCCATAGAGACGGGGAACCCGCTTGAAAAGTCGGTCGAGAACTTTTTGGCCTTGGCGCCGCCCCGTATGCCCAAACCGGGCTCGCTCGCGAGCATCGCCGCGTCCCTCATGACGCCCAAGGCGTCCGTCGAGGGCGGGAGCCCGCGGACGTTTGAAATTGCCCGCCCGCGCCCGGGCACCCTGTGGGGCCGTCTGCGCCACGACGCCCTCGATCACCCGTCGGTCGAGAGTTCGACTCCGCCCAACGAGGAGGTTTAGCGTCCTCCACGCAGTCTCAACACAAGGTGCAAAGTCGACTCCTTTTGCACGTTATAATCGGCCAGGGTCCTGTCATCCTCCAACTGCTTGCCTGCAAAGATCAGGCGTTGCTGGTCGGGCGGGATGCCCTCCTTGTCGGAAATCTTAGCCTTCACCGCCGCGACCGTATCGCTTGATTCGATCTCGAGGGTGATCGTCTTGCCAGTCAGGGTCTTCACGAAGATCTGCATTTATTAGTCCGCGTGCTTTTTCTCTAATAGACGGAGTAGTTGTCCTGGATCAGCGGGACCGCGCAGTTGGTGTAGCGGCGCGATATCGCCTTGAACTCGCTGTTCACGTGGTCACGGAGACGCCGAAACTCCTCACAGACCGTCTCGGGAGTGCGGTGCGTCGTGAAAGCCTGAAGGAGGTCGATCGTCACCGTCTGGTACATCTCGAGAACCTGGCGGATGTCCGTCTTCTTCTGGCGAGCCTTTTCGCGCTGCTGCAGCTTCTTTTTGAAAACCTCGTCGGTGAAATCGCCAATCATAAACTTGATACGGATGTCCCGGTTGTCCTCGATGGCGTTGGTCGCGTACCGGTTCATGACTATGTGCTGGATATGACCGTGCATGCGGTGAACCGTCGCGACGGTGGCAGAGGCCGGCAGACGCGCCATCTGCTGCCATGACGGCAGCCCGCCACACGGCGCGTCACCCGGCTCGCGGGCCAGGGTTCCACGGGCTCTCATGTAGTCGTAGTAGTGAGGGTTGTGCACGTGGTGCGTTTCTATGGTGCCCCGGCGCCAACTGAACGCCGTGTGACACTGCGTGCACCACATCTGGTCGCACCCGTCAATCTTGAAGATGATCGACGCGCACTTGGGGCACGGACGCGAGTCCTTTTCGAGCATCCGGGCCGTGGCCACGTTGTTGGGGTCGCACGTGTGAGGGGCGTCCTTGTCGGGGCCCTTGACCTCGTGACACTCGGGACAGGCCCAGTTCTCACACAGGCCACACTTCCACGCGGTGCTCAGGAAGCCCTTGCAGTTGGCGTGGGGACAGGCGCGGACAAACGCACGGCGCTCGGCAACGAGCTGCGGACGGAACCACGCGTCGCGACAAAAAGTCCAGTGCTTAATATCAACCTCAATTTCACGCATTTTCTTTTCGATGTCGGCACAGCGCTTGCTGCGCTCGAGCATCGCCTCGAACTCGGTGGGGACGCCGATCTCGGCCGCCAGGCACGCAAGGGGCTGCACGCTGCCCCTGGTGTGCAGCGCACCCAGTTCACGTATGCGCACGCGCGCCTTTTCGCACAGGTCATCGAAGTACCGCCGCTTCTTCTCCGCCTCGACGTGCACCTGCGTGGCGGGCATGAGGCTGCGCTCGCGCTCAAAGAGGAGCTCCTCACGGCGCGCCTTGAGCGTCTTGTTGACGAATTTCACGGGCATGATGTCCCAGAGAGTTTCGCGGTTCCAGCCCTTGCGACAGGACATGCAATGCGGGTCTTCGGCCGAGTCGAGCGTATATTTCTCGACACAGGTCGTGCAGACATTGAATGTACAGTAAGGGCACGCGACCCGTTTGTGATTTGATAGGTTGAAGGTCTCGCAACACACGTCGCAACTCATTCTTATTTTACTTGGGCTCCTTTTCTTTTTCCTGCTTGGCGGCGGTCAACTTTTTGGGCGCGACGCGAGGTCTGCGCTTGTGGGGTGGCGTGTATGAGCTCGGTTCGGGCATCTCGGGAGGCTCGGGCCAGGGCCCGTCGTCGTCTAGGTCAGCCCAGCGCGGCGCCGACATTTATACTCTAGGTCATTTTCTTCTTAACAGCCTTGATGACCTTCTTCGGCTTTGAGGAGGCCGAGCCGGGCCAGCGCCGCTCAATTTCAGCCTGAAGTTCTGCAGAGTGGGACGCGTACCACTCGCGCTGCGCGCGCACACGCGCGATCGCCTCCTCCGAGTAGCCCACCTTGCGGTACTCTTCCAGCGGCGCGGCCGCTCCCCACTTGGTGATCATGGCCGCGACTCCCTCGAGGTCAACGCCCACCGAACGCGGGGGTGGCGCCACGCGAGTCACGGGTGGGTGAGCCTCGAACCACGCCACGGACTTGGCGATGTAGGCCTCACGGAGATCCGGGTGCATATTACGAGCTATGATCTCGTACTCGAGTGAAGGGGTCCACTCGGGTGCGCGGCGCACGACGGTAGTTTGGGGGAGCAAGAGGCGCGCGCGGTCCTCGGGGTGCAGCCGGCGCGGCTCGGTGTAGCAGCCGCGGCAAGTGCGAAGGGCGGGACGGATGTACTGGGCCATGTGTCTTTCTGGTTTGTTTGGTTTTTTTGAGGACGGGGAGACGCTGCTGTGCACAGAACCGGTTTTTTCATTACACTCACTCTTCATCGAAATCGCTCACCTCCTCCGCCTCGCTGTCAGCTGCCGCGGGCGCGGCGTCCTCGTCCTCGTCGTCCTCGCGGTCGCTCTCGCTGTCGCTCACCTCAGGAGAGGGGCGGACCGCCTTGACCGGCGCCTCCACCGCCTCCTCAAACTCCTGCTCCTCCGCAAGCGCCCCGCCGTGCGTCTGGCACAGGCTGCACTCAGCGTGCTTTTCGCCGTCGATCTCGTGCTCGTGCACCGGCGCCACCTTGGCAGCCGCCTTTTTGGGCTCGGGCTTGACCGGCTTGGGCACGTCCTGCTTGGGAGCCTCCGACTGCTGCTTGAGGTGGCGCTTGCAGTAGCACTCGCCCTTCAGCGGGCTGAAACTGCACTGGCCCTTTTTGGCGGTAAGCGCCTGGCAGCGCTCACCCTCGGGCTTGCCCTCAACGGACACCTTGGCGGCCCGGACCTTCTTCTGTTTGGGCACCTTGATGGCCGACTCGGCCGCAACCAGGTACTTGGCCTCGAGCTCCTCAAAGGCAATCTTGTAGTCAGCGGCAACCTGCAGGAGGAACACGCGGTCACGCTCGCGGGCCAGGGCGTCGCAGGCAAGGGCAAAGGAGGAGGCAGCCATTGTTTGTTTTTGTTGGTTGAGAGGTGGTGAGCCGGGTGGGTCCCGTGCACAAGACTCGGTTTTTTGGGTACCGGGGCAGAGGGCACCAGAGAGGCTCTTTGTGTTTTGGTGAAAGACCCTTCCCGGTCCGGGGCCTCACGCACGCAGAACCAAGTTTTTCACAATGGCCTCGACCGTCGCCGCCTCGATCTTAGACCCACTCAAATTTTTATTTTTAATTTTTTTCAATAAATTTTGAGTCTTGGCGGAAAGACGGACAAGTCGGGGGTCGTAATTCTTTGCGTGGTTGGATATGACGCGGCTTAGCTGATTAGCCCGGGCAACATTCTTCATGCCCTTTTCAGGGTTACCGGTCAGAGGGTTGCGCTGGGCCACCTGTGACTTGTGCAGGAAAGACCCGGCCAGAATACCGAGCGCGTCCATCAGCTGATACTTGGCCTGCTCTATGGGGACGCCGGTCGTGAATGAGAAGCGCTTGCTCAGCCAAGAGCGCGAGACGCCCGGGTAGAGCGAAAGCGCCGAGTCGGCCACGCTTATGAGCTTGCCGCCAATCTTGAGCTGCCACGTGTAGACCAGGTGCGTGCGGCGCCCCGTGGCGGGCACCTGTACCGGCGCGTGGAGGACCCGTCTACCCGGCTTGAACCGCACCTCGACGTTCGCCCCCTTGTAATTTTTGTTTATAAATTTTGCAAATCCATCCATGTGAACCTGCATGACGCGTCGCATCGCAGCACCCTTGCGCTGGAGGACGGCCAGGGTCGTGATAGGTTTGTTCACTGCAAAACTAAAATCAAAATCACTCGTCTGACGGATGAGGCGGACTCGGGCCGCGCGGGTCCGCTGACGCAGGTACAGGTTGACAGCCTGTCCGCCCGTGCAAAATATCACAAACTCTTTGTGAGGTCTGGTGAGGTACTTTTCACGCTTGCTATACTCCATGAATAGGCGGGCCAGCGTCTGCGGGAAGCTAAGGGTCCGGAGCGAGAGCACGGGCATGCGACCCTCGGTCCGCTCGATCTTCTGGTAGGCGTTCGTGAGCATAATTTCAGAAGAAAAATAGCCCGAGTGAAACACCGACCACTTGCCTTCGGCGTAGTAGCCGTCGTAGCCGTGGACCCTCAAAAAATCTTGAGAAAAATAAGTTCCAAGTTTTTTGTTGAGCGCCTTCCACGACGCGCGCTGACCAGCCATGGTGTTGTTCACGCCCCGGGGGATGCTTCCAACCTTGAGGGACCGGAGCCTCCGGACCTGCTCACCAGCGCTGATGCCCGTGCCGAACGCCGTTTCGAGGCGCCACTTGAGCATCTTGGACAGGCCGGGCATCGCCAAGACCTTCTTTATATTCTCGTGATTCATCTCGAAAAGGCGCAGGAGCTTCTTGACGCGGAAGGCGCAGACGTTCCCGTACTTGCGTGCGTGGACCTGGTCGTCCGTGAGGTAAAAGTTGCGTATGTCCTTGAGGAGGCTTGTGCAGGAGACGGGTAGACCCTTGTACAGGATCGTCCCGGGCGCGATCCGAATCTCTGTAAACTCGGGATCCGCCATTAAATTCTAGACAGAAATTAAATGGCGGCCAAATTTGTCGGGACCCTCATGAACTCCCGTACACAGGCTCACGCCTTCCACCTGACGACCCCGTCTTTCGCCGAGCACAAGGCGCTGCAGGCGTACTATGAGGGCATCGTCCCCCTGCTCGATTCGTGGGCCGAGGCGTACATGGGCAAGTACGGCCGCCTCCGCTCAGTCAACGTCAACAAGCGCTTTATGCGCGACCCGCGCAAGGCCAAGGAGTATTTCCGGTCATTGCTTGGCCGGGTCCGCGCCATGAGCCGCCTGTCAAAGGATTCGTACCTGCGTAACATATATGATGAGATTGTGGCTCTGATCCGCTCGACCCTGTACATGCTCAGCTTGCGCTAAGCAAGAGGCTCACTCTCCGTTGAAAACAAAGTGGAGTGGTTTTCCGCCATAAATGGCCGCCATGTATCCGAATGTCGAAAAGCCGACCGAGTCACCCCGACAGGCCGTCACGAGGACACCGGGACACATACTCAATAGATACCATGACAAGTAGACATCTTGTAAATTTTTAACCGTCTGGACCGTCTCGTCCGTCTGTTCAGCCGTGTGTGTATATTCCGTGTCAAGCATAGTCACCTTGTCACCAAATATATCCTTGAGATGGCGCTTGGTACTGGGTGAATCGGACGTCACGTAGACGCGTCCAGGGGCGGACCCTATGTATTGCTTGAATCGCTCGAGACCTGAATCTGAACAAAAAAAGAATTTAGGATCGGTCGTACCGGCGAACTGTGTCGAGTCGGCCGACCAGTTGCCCCGGCGGATATTGACACCTAGGGTGACGCCGTCAAGTAGGTGGGCGTGTCGAGCAACGAGGGACATGAGGTGGGCGGTGGGCTTGACGATGTCACGGCACAGGGTATGAACAGTGTTGCGATTTTCCTGATTTATATACACGGGGAGGTGCGGGCAGCGGCCATCCTGCTTGGTAATAGTGAAACCGTGCAAGCTGAAACAATTTCCAAATTCGTAATCGAACACGTCCTCATGGACATACTTGACACCGTTCGACTTGCAGACCGAAAGCAAGATGAGCAAGTTTCCAAGACCCGGCTTGGGCACGACCGGACGGTAAACCTCCACGTCCATTCTATATTTTCAGACCTAAACCTTTAGATTATAGAACGAATCAAGTGGGCTGTCACGCAGACGAATAATTTTATTTTTAATTTCATCAAAAAGATTCCATGCCAAGGGGAGGAACACGACGGGCTGCGCGGCCGGCACCGTGACGATGTGCCCAGAGCCCGTCACGGGCGCGCGGACCCCCGGGCTGAACTTGCCCTGTTTGAGAGGGTTGTCATCGATTATGACCGCGGGCTTGAACTTGAGAAAGTTCAGCATCGTGTTGCCCTTGGCGGCGGCCCCGTACGCAACGACGTACTTGCCGTCTAGGTCGGACCGGACCTTGGCGGCGAACGCGTGGCAGTTCTTGGCCCACGTGTCGTACGTCGTGGCTGCGTGGAGACCGGCCGCCTCCTCGCGCGCGAGCTCGGACGCGACGCGATCATCAGGGGTCCCCTCGAGGCCCACGACAAACATATAGCTCGTCCCGTGAATCTTGGTCTTGATGACGTCCAGGAGCACGAGCCCGGCCCGCTCGGCCAACTTTTTGAAAGAAAGAACGTTGAAGAAATTGATGTGCTCGTGGTAAATGGTGTCAAACTCGCCGTTCAGGACCATGTCCGCCTGACTCGTCTGGATGTACACGCGGGTCCCGAGGTGCATGACGCGCTTGGCCCGCACGAGAAAGCCGAGTGGATCGCGATTGTGAGCAAAGACATTCTGCGCGTTGATGACGTCAAAGGTGACCCCGGGGTTGTAGGCGTCGTCGAAATATCCCAGAGTCACGTTGTGCTTGGCGGAACTCACGGGCCACAGGTTCTCAGCCGGATCGACTCCCCACGTCTCGCAGCCAAGGGCCTTGAACATGTCCAGCTGCGTGCCATCGTTGCAGCCAATGTCGAGGACACGGTCGCCCGCCTTGGCCACCTTGTTGGCGAACCACGAGAGGTACTCGCGGTACGTGTCGCTCGTGCCGCTCACGTACAGATAATGCTTGAACATCAGATCCGGGTCTATGAAATAATCGAGCTGGAGGTGGTCACACCGCGTGCAGCGCACGACGGCCAGGGGGTAGACGTCCTCGTGTTCAGTCTCGGAATTCTTAAATTCGTTCGCCAGGGGCTGAGCACCGAGGTCCAGGCAGGCCACAAGGGTCGAATCACCACAGGCCAGACATGTGGTCGCCATTACTAATGTTAAAGATAGTGACAGTTTTAACTGTACATGAAGGGGCGCGCTCTCATCACCGGGTCAGCGGGCTTTGTCGGCCATCACATTGTTGAGAATTTCATCAAGACGACCGAGCTCGAGGTGGTGGGGCTGGATCGCCTCAGTTATTCAGGGAACCTGAATCGGGTCTACGAGGTCCTGCCCGAAGACCAGAAGCACCGGTACAAGATGTTCCACCACGACCTGCGCTCCGAGATTAACGAGCCCCTCATGAAGCAACTCGGTCAGTTTGACTACATCATCCACGTGGCGGCGAGTAGCCACGTCGACCGTAGCATCGATCAGCCCGTGAATTTCGTCCTCGACAACGTCGTCGGGACCTGCTCGATGCTCGACTTTGCCCGGAAGCAAAAGAATTTGAAAAATTTCATTTATTTCTCGACCGATGAGATCTTCGGACCGGCGCCGCCCGGCGTGGCCTATGACGAGTACGACCGGTACAACTCGACCAACCCGTATTCGGCGGCCAAGGCGGGCGGTGAGGAGCTGTGCGTGGCCTTTCGCAACACGTACAAGATTCCGGTGACCATTACCCACACGATGAATATCTTTGGCGCGCGTCAGCACCCCGAGAAGTTCATCCCCATGTGCATCAGCAAGGTGCGCGCGGGTGAGAAGATCTTCATCCACTCCGACGAGACGCGGACGATCCCCGGTAGCCGGCACTATATTCACGCATCCGACGTGGCCGACGCCATCCACTTCATCGTCGAAAACGAGCCCGATGCGGGCATGCCCGGGTACTGTCCCAAGTTTAACGTGGTGGGCAAGGAGGAGGTGGACAACCTGACCCTGGCGCAGTACATCGCCGAGGCGGTCGGCAAGCCCCTGCGTTACGAGCTCGTCGACTTTCACTCGAGCCGCCCGGGTCATGACCTGCGGTACGCCCTGTCCGGTGAGCGCCTCAAGAAGGCCGGGTGGGAGCCCAAGATTAGCCTGCGCGAGCGCATCACGGACGTCGTCCAGTGGTCCCTGGCGAACGATCACTGGCTGTACTAGGCGAGATTAGTAGGGGGCGTCGGAACCGTCTCACCCGTTTGTATTTTTAGAATAAACGCACGCATCTGTGAGGAGAGCTTATCCTTGAGCCCCTTGATGACGCGAACATATTCGTCTTGATTTTTAATCATAGAATTGTAATTTTCAAGAGCCTTCTTCACAAAGCGCACCTGGTCTACACGCTCTTCAGCGCGCGTGTCGAGCATGACGTCTTCGTAGTGGGCCGCGGACCCCATCTTGTTTGTGATCACGACGCAGCCCAGTAGCGCCGCTTCACGTGGCATGCGGTCACGCCCGGGATGGGTTCCGAGATCCATATAAACCTTGCATTTCTTGAGGGTCTCAATCACCTTGGCGGGGGCCATTTTCTGAATGGGGACGCACTTGGCACAAATCTCCATACAAATAGATGGCGTATCTGAATCCTTTGCCGGGTTATAGGCGACCCAGTCCTCCTTGTCCCACTTGTCCCACGTCGCAGACGTGTATTCATCTGATATATAATCATCCAAATCAAACGTCTCGAGCGGCCCGGCCGCCTCGTGCAGCACGCGCGTCTTGGCCAAGTAAGACTGAAATATATGAATGAGTTTAGAGTCGGCCAGGTATTCTTGCATAAGGGGCAGGCCATACGTCAGCGACAGCCACGCCACGGCCACCCGGATATTTGGAAAATCATTTCTAATTTTCTTTATTGACACTATTTCCGGAATTATTAGCAAGTTTTCAGCCGAGTCTTCTATTTCCTTGGCGCACTTCAGGTTGGAGTACTTTTCAGTGTATATCATCGGGAGATCGACGGGCGATTGATCCGCTATGTTCCAATAGAATACGTAGGCATCTGCTCCAATTGAATTCAACATATCACAATACTGATGGAGGCATTCCGGTCCACCAGTTTTGTGATGCGGGCAATAAATGAACACCTTCATGAAAGACTTGTGCGTCAATACTTTAAAGGAAATAGATATTTGAATATCATGGAGGTTATCCGAGCTTGCACGAGGGATGATCTGCTGCGCCCCGAATTCATCGAGGCCCTCATGGGCCGACTTGGCTTCAACAACGAGATGCCGTCGGAGCAACCAAAATTTGTTCGCGAAAACACGGGCGGCCTCCGCATATGGCAGTACCCGAATCAATTTTCAAAATATCTCATTTTTCTATCGGGTCTCGGTGCCACGTCCTATCTCGAGATTGGCTGCAGGTGGGGTGGGACGTTCATTCTCACCTGTGAGTATCTGAAAAAGTTTGGCCCTTTCACGAAGAGCCTCGCCGTAGACCCCATAGACTCACCGGTCGCGGCGTACTGCAGGGAGAACCCCGAGTCTAATTTCATGCAGGCATATTCGACTTCAAGAGAATTCATCAAGCACATCGACAAGGAATTTTATGATGTCATATTCATTGATGGCGACCACTCGTATGACGGCGTCGCTCTTGATTATCACACGTGCAAGAGCCATGGCAGGGTCTTTGTATTTCACGATATAGTGAATGACGCCTGTCCGGGCGTGAGCAGATTTTGGAACGAGCTCAAGGCGGATGAATCTTCCGAGTACACTTTTCATGAATTTACGGATCAGTATCCAGACGTGGCGGGATCTTTTTTGGGGATTGGCGTGGCTGTTAAAGTATAGAGAAGCGATGATTACAGATGGAGGAGATCTTCAAACGTTACGAAGGCGTGGTGAATGTGGGCACCGATAAGAACACGACCCATTCTTACTTGGCGGCTTACGAGCGCGTCTTCGAGCCGAAGCGTCACGAGGCGGTGCGCGTCCTCGAAATTGGCGTCTTCACGGGCGGCTCCCTACGCGCCTGGGCCGACTATTTCGACCATGCCGACTCTGAGATTGTAGGGCTTGACATAAACCCCAACCTGGTCGCGTTTGATCTTGCCGTTCCCAAGGTTAAAACCATGCTGCTCGACGCCACGAATCCCGAGGCGGTGAGCCAGCTCGAGGGCGAGTTCGACTTCATCATCGATGACGGGAGTCACGCCCTGCGCGACCAATTGGCCTCGCTTCACCTGCTTGGAGGCCGCATCCGCAGCGGTGGTGCGTACATCATCGAGGACGTGCAGAACATAGAAGACGCGCAGGTCCTCATGGCTGCGGGCAGCGAGACGGGCTGGGCCGTAGAACTTTCCGACACGCGTCACGTCAAGGGGCGCTACGATGACTTAATGATTATATACACGAAAAAGTAAGTAATGCGAACATTCAACGACTTCAAAAATGAACCGTGGGAGCACGACTTTCGCACCCACCCCGCACGCGCGCCGCTCGAGGCGGTCCTCATAGAGACCCGACCCGACCCCGACTTGCGCTCGGCCCTCGCCAACTTCTCGTGCCACCTGCCGTACGCCGCCCTCACGATCCTAGGATCAAAAGAAAATTTTAAAATTTTAAAAGAAATTATTGGACCGGACACGAACGTCCGCATCGCCGACCTCGGCCTCGAGGGGCCCTTCACCCTTGCCAAGTTCAACGACTTGCTCACGGGACCCCAGTTTTGGGACCAATTCCACGGTGACCGCGTGCTGTTCTTTATGACCGACACGGGCATACGCAAGAATGACGTGTTGCGCTTCCTCAAGTACGACTGGGTCGGAGCCCCGTGGCACCACTTCCCCGTAGGGGACCCTCGGGTCTTTCAGGGCAACGGCGCCTTGTCCATCCGCAATCCTAAAATTTTAAAAATATTTTGTCAAAATTTTCAGAGGGGTGACTTGAGCGAAGACGTGTTCTTCTCCGCACACATGGCCATCACGTACCCCGGGGCCACCCTGCCGACCCGGGCCGAGGCGGTCAAGTTCGCCATGGAAGGGACCGTCTACCCGGATACTTTTGGATTTCATAATACCCAGTCGTACATGACAGAGTCGGACGAGGTGTGGGGTGGGCACGAGGGTCCGGAGCGCAAGCTCGTGACGATCAACGAGGCACGGGCCGATGGACACGACGTGACGGCCCTGATACGGCTCGGCATAGGTGCCAGGTGTCTGCGGGTGGGGGCCGGTGCGCTGATCCACCCGGGCGCGCAAAAACTCACAATAGATGGCGCCTCTTGGGACCTCGAAGATGGCCACGTTAAAGATGAAATAGTCTTGATGCCTAAATGAAGGTCGTCATCAGCCTCACGACCATCCCTAGCCGTTTCGACAAGCTCGGTCAGATCCTCCCAGATCTGGTCGAGCAGACGTGTCATGAGGTCTGGGTCAATATCCCGCGCCGGTACAACCGCTTCCCCGACTGGGACGGCCAGGTTCCAGAGATCCTGCACGACAAGGTTATAATCAACCGCGACTGCGAAGACTTTGGCCCGGGCACGAAGTTCATAGGCCCGGCGCTCAAGCTACTGCCCGACGACCTCATCATCTACGTGGATGACGATACGATGTACGACCCGCACCTCGCCAAAAACCTGCTCAAGTGGCACCTGACCGATACCAAGTCGGCCTGGGGCCTCTCCGGCTTCAAGTTTGAAGATTACTTCAAGGATCATTTTCCTAGACAGCACGGGTCTCCCCTCGACGTCCTCGAGGGATACGGCGCCGTGATCGTCAAGGCTAAATGGGTACAGGATGCTCTACCCGAGTTCAAGGAGCTCCTTGACGTGACGTGGCACGACGACATGCTCCTGTGCAACCTGCTGGAAAAGGCGGGCGTCACGCGCAAGACGGTCTTCACCCCTGACTGCAACCTTAGCCATGTCCGCCAGTTTGGCTATGGCTTTGCGTCCGACGCTCTGCACGTCGTGGCGGGCCCGGGTGGCCACAAAGAAAACAATATGAAAATTCTGAAAGACCTGGAACTTAAGGGCAAGCTTTACTATAACTACACGGTGCCGCCATGCTGATAGACGCCTTCATGTTTTCGGACGAGCTAGATCTGCTCGAGTTTCGGCTCGAGATGCTCGACGAGTACGTTGATCGTTTCGTACTCGTCGAAGCAGAGGTGAACCATGTGGGAGGTCCCAAGGAGCTCCACTTTCAGGCGAATAAAGAGCGCTTCGCCAAGTGGCTCCCGAAGATTACGCACGTGGTGGTGACGGCCGAGGAGGCCCCCAAGGACCCGAACCCGTGGTCCCGTGAAAAGTATCAGCGCGAGGCGATCCTCAAGGGCATCGAGGACGCCGCGCCCGAGTCCCTTGTCATGATTAGTGACGTGGATGAGATCCCGGACATGACAAAGGTGCCGTTCGAGAAACTCCCGGCTGTCGTCTGCTCGGTCCACATGTGGATGTTCGAGTACAGCCTCAAGTACCTCTTCACGGGCGAGCCCTGGTTTGGGACCGTCATCACGAATGTGGAGCTCATGAGACGCATGGGCCCCAATTACTTCCGGGACAACAGATGGAAGTTTCCCGTGTTCCAGTTTGCAGGGTGGCACCTGAGCAGCTTCGGCACCCCTATGCGCATCTGGCGCAAGTTCCAGACGTACGCACACGCCAAGGATGGCCATCATGAGTACCAGACGCCCGAGACGTTTGCCGACCTGATCGCCCGTGGAAAGCACACGGACGGCACGACGGACCTCATACAGCGCCCACCGGAGGTTCCACTACCAGGATCTCATGAAGTTCGGACGAGACTTGGTCTCGAGTGAGACCCATGAGACGGCCCTTGGCCCACAGAAGCTTCCGGATCTCGTCGGGGTCCAGCCACCGAAGAAGAGTTTTTTTTTGAAAAATATTATTCATAGAATTTTGGCCGTCAAGCTTCGCCTGACATACCGGCCACGTCACGTCCCTCAGTTCCCGCAGCTCGGCCTCCACATTCGTGAGGCGCTCCAGCACGTGCTTCTGGAATTCCGTCATCTTATAATCAAAACGCTCTGGTCCTTTACTTGCAGTTCCCGCAGTGAATCATGTACATGGCCAGGACCATAAGGGCCACACCTGCATACTGGATCCACGAGGTGAAACGCTCCCCGAGGACGAAGAGCGCATAGGCCGACCCGAGGACGGCTATCATACCCTCCCACAGAAATGTCGTCACGAGCATTGATGTCGTGGCGAAACTTTGAATCAAAAAATACATGACGCAGGCGTACCCGACGCACCCACCGACGAGGTGGCCGTGGTGCCCCGCCTCGCCCGCAAAGTGCTTGAGATTTGCGTTTCCAAAAATCTCGGCCAAGGTCATGGCTAGTACGTTGAGCAACGTCATCTACCTTTGCCGAGCTTTTTTATTGTTGATCAAGTTAAAAACGCCCCTCTCTTTACCCCTAATGCACGCGGCACTCATCACGGGCGTCACGGGTCAGGACGGGAGCTACCTCGCCGAGTTCCTACTCGAGCGCGGCTACATCGTGTACGGTCTGACGCGGTACTGTTCGGAGAAGAAGCACGAGCGCATCGAGCACCTCAAGTCCAACCCTTTCTTTCACGTGGTGGATGGCGATCTGACGGACACGGCCCGGATCAACGCCCTCATCAACTCTTTCGAGCAATTCGAGCGTCTGGAGATTTACAACCTGGGGGCCCAGTCGCACGTCAAGGTTTCGTTCGACCAGCCCGAGTACACGGCCAATGTGGACGCGCTCGGGACCCTTCGAATCCTCGAGGCGATCCGCCAGACGAGCTTCAAGGACCGCATCCGGTTTTACCAGGCGGGAACGAGCGAGATGTTCGGCAAGGCGCCCGCTCCCCAGAACGAGGACACGGCCTTTTGGCCCCGGAGCCCCTACGGCGTGTCCAAGCTCTTCGGGTACTGGATCACGCGCAACTACCGCGAGTCGTACGGCCTCTACGCGTGTACAGGTATCCTGTTCAACCACGAGTCGGAGCGCCGCGGTGAGGATTTCGTGACGCGCAAGACGACGATGGGCCTGGCCAAGTATGTGCGTGCCGTGGCGGCGAGCAACCCCAACACACCCGTCCTCGAGCTCGGCAACCTCGAGGCCCGACGCGACTGGGGCCATGCACTGGACTATGTGGAGGCGATGTGGCTGATGCTCCAGCGGTCCCATCCGGCCGACTTTGTGATTGGCACGGGCCAGACTCACACCATCAAGGACTTCATCAAGGCGGCGGCCAAGTCGATCGGCCTGCGCCTCCTGTGGCGGAGCACGGGGGTTGACGAGGAGGCCTATGATGGTGCCAACGGCAACCTCGTGATTCGCATCAACCCGGAGTTTTACCGCCCGGCCGAGGTTGACCTCCTGCAGGCCGACCCGACCCGGGCCCACGAGGACCTGAAGTGGACGCCCAAGGTCACATTTGAAGAGTTGGCCAGCCGCATGATGCTCAGTGACCTAAAGGGTAACGGGTCCCACTAATTAATGTGGCTTTTCATCGGACCGACTACCCTCGCCGGTATAGGCCAGGTGACGAAGCGGTATAGCCGCCTCGTACCTGACGGCGAGTACGTCGAGTTCGGCCAAGTCCCTAAACATAAAAAATACAAGACTGGTTTCGCCTTTGTGCTGCCCTTGGCCGACCAGCTCGACCTGGTTGATCAGTACGCCAAGTATTGTTCGAAGATGATTTACATGACAATCTGTGAGACCGAGACGGTCAACCCCGCCTATGGCATGCTGGTCGACCGGTACAAGACCCTGTACGTGGCTTCTGAATTTTGTAAAAAAGTTTTTGAAAAACAATTTCCCCAAGGTGACTGGAGGATCCTGCGGCTGTTCGCCGAGGCGCCGCCCGCGCCCCGTGTCAATCTCGTCACGGAACCCTACATCTTTTACACCATTGGAAACGTGGCCGACCCGCGGAAAAATATCAACGCGCTTATTCGGGCCCTAGGCAACTTTCCCGACGCACGTCTGCTCATCAAGGCGACGTGCACCCGCACCGTGCAGATCGACCACCCACAGGTGACGGTCATCAACGGGCTTCTGTCCGACGAGCAAATGGAGAACGTGCACGCCAAGGGTCACTGCTACGTGAATTGCTCACACTCAGAGGGGGTTGGTATGGGGGCCGTAGAGGCGGCTCTCCGTAGCAAACCGGTCATTATCACAGATTATGGGGGCCTCAAGGAGTACGTACAGACTCCTTTCGTCGTCGAGTGTAAATTGGGGCCGATAGGTTTTGACGATTTTCTATTCACAAAGGATCTCGTGTGGGGTCTGCCCAGCTACGAAGATCTGGTCAGCAAAATGGCCACGTGCTACGAGCAGCGCATAGTAGCCTGGGATCACTCTTACACGACCGGGCTCTTGACGGCCGTGCCCACCGAGCTGCTATCCATCCAGTAATGCGTCAGGTAAATAACAAGGGCCAGGACCAGGCTAGAACTCAGGAGGAAACCATCCTGGGTATTTAGATAAAGAACGACGTCATCCACCGGCTTGAAGCCCGTGGGCTTCGTCACTATCTTTGGGACGACGCGGACAAGGATAAAGTTGATGAAAAGGGCTGCCCATATGTAGTTCCAGTCCATGTCTCTATTACACCTCAACATTTTAGTCCATCAAGAGGGACCGGGCCTTGGCAACCGCGTCGACCGAGTGGCCACCGACGTGCAGCTGCGGGTCGTCCTTGTAGTAGTAGAGGCTCACGAGCACGCCGTCAATCTGAAGGAACCACTCGATGTCCACCTTTTCGTTGGGCGGGCAGTGCGACGGACCCAAACGCGCGGTGACGAGCTGCCGCGGAATGCAGAGGTGGCCCTTGAGGGACGAGCCGTCGAATCGCCGCGGGTCTGCCTTCGCGGGCCGCGGCGCCTCCTTGGGCGCGTGCTTTTTGCAAAAGGGGCCGCAGGTGGCCGCAAAGCCGCACTGGCGGCCCTCGAGGGTCTTGGCTTGGCACTTGACCGCCGGCGCCTTGTTGCGGGCCGAGGGCCTGGAGCCCGCCTCTATGGCCGCAGTAGTTGGCGGCTTGGGCGGGTCGCTCAGGAAGGCCACCTTGGCGCGCTTCTCCTTTTTTAGCAGCGTCTGTGTTCGCTCGCGCACTGCCGCGTCAGCAAAGCGCTCGGGCTCGGGGTGCCCGTCCCGGAGAGCACCCGCGTGGTACTGCTTCCAGATTTCGGAGCGGGCCACCGGCTCGAGGACGCGCTCGGGCCGCGCGGCCGCGTGCACGAGGCGGGGCGCCCGGGCCTGTGTGCTGGCGCGCGCGGTCGCGAGCTCGAGGGCGCTGAAGGTGGGGGTGCGGAGAGCCTTGAGGTCCATTGTTTGTTTGTGGGTACTTGGGGTGTCGGGGCCGGGAGCCTCGCGTACACAGAACCTCGTTTTTTTCAGGGCCCCTCTCAATGGATCTGGACTTGAAAAGAATTGCCCAGAGGATGAAGTTGAATAAAGTGGGCGGCGGCGTGGTCCATCACTGTGCAATACTCATGAAGTACTTGGCGGCCCAGAAAATCGGGGCGCGTGTAGTCCATGGGTACTGTATTTCTTCAGGCGAAATTTGCGAACATTATTGGGTCAGGACCGAGCCCGATGGCCTTGATCTTGATATCGGCTACGAGTTGGCCTGCCTTTATTCACCTGAACTAATGGCTCTCAAGACTGTCCTGCTCGAGGACTTCCCCGTCGGCCTCAAGGACCGCGAGGGCCGCGAGCCCGAGGTTCTTCGCCAAGAAGACAATCAGAGACTTTTTGAACTTTATGAAACGGACCCCAAGACATTTTGGCGCGAGGCCCCCGTGAACGTCCGTAACTTTTCAATCCACAAAGGTAATTAGACTCACGAGCTTGGGTGGCAGGTTGCGCTTCACCTGACCGTAGAACATCTCAAAAAGGGGGTTTGAGTTTTGAATCTCGACGCGTTCCAGGAACGCCTCGTCGTCCGAGCGGATGGTGTACAGGAGGCTCACGAGCTGGCTCGTCGTCTGTGCGTTGAGGGACGCGAGGCCGACCCCCTTGAGGTTCAGGATCAGGACTTCGCGCATCTGCTGAGCCCGCACCAAGTCCTCGACCTGTGCCACGATGGGCTTCAGGCCCTCTGCAAACTTCTGAGCCTCTTCCGGGTTGACCGGCTGGCGCTTCAGGTACTCGTTGCCGAGGACCTCGATGAACAGGGTCTTGCCCTCCGGGTAGAATCGGAAAATCTCAGCCATCTTACCACCTAAACGTCCGTTTCTTTTAACCGGAAGCACTCCCAGAGGTGCTTCTGATCGCGTCGATTTGAAAGGGCTGAAAATTGGTCGATGGTGTATTCGTCACCCATGGAGCGGTTGCACTTGGCGCAGATGGGCCGGAGGTTGTTCAGGTCGGTCGCGCCGCCCTTGGCCTCGGGCACGTTGTGGCCCACCTCGAAACTAAAGGGCGTCATCACATTTTCACACCACGTGACGAGGCACTTGTGCTTAAACAGTCGATCTCCACACCAAAGAAGCCATACCTGTTCGCGAAGGGCCGCGGGAATACGCACCTTCATCTAAAACTTTATTAATCCTGACCTTTAACCCAATCGAGCCGGTCGCTCTTTGAGAGGTTATCCTTGGCCCAAAGAGGCTGTAGATTCGTCCAATGAAAGCACTTCTTTTGCTCTTCAGGGTCCTCGAGGTTGAACGAGGCGCACGGGCGGATGTGATCGATGTGCCACTCGCCATAGTTTTCCCACGTCATGCCATCGGTGAACTCCGCCTCAAGGAATGTTTGCAACTGTTCGACCGTGCAACCCAATAGTTCTAGAGTCTTGGCTGACTTGACGCCTCTCTGATGTTTCACGGCGTCATAGAGTCTAACATGGAGCGCCATTTTCATGCGATATTGAGAATCCTCGTCACGACGCCTCTGTAGATTTTTCCGCCGAGCCGCATTTCTTTTTTCATTATTTTTAGCCCAGTCCTCACGCTGTTTTCTGTTGAACGCATCTCTATCTGAATTTCTTTTATTTGAATCACGTGTATTTTTACACGCCTTGCATTCATAAGGTTTTTGCTTACCTTTTTTAGAAAATAGAGTATAAATCTTTTCTTCACCACATGTCGTGCATACTATAATTTCATCCCCGTTGGGCACCCATTGATTCAACCTACATTCTTTACACGTCCCTCGTTTACCTCCTGAGCATTTTGGGTCGTTTGGGAATTGTTCGAGTGGTTTTGAAATTTCACATTTGGAGCACTCCCTCGCCATTGGTAGAGCGCAAGACAATTTTTTAAGTGGGTGAATAATCCAATTAAAAAATCGCCCCCGGTGCGGTTCGAACGCACGACTTACAGGTCTTCCGCCGTTACTAAAATAACAGCCTGTCACTTACGGTTAATAATCTACCGACTGAGTTACAGGGGCTGGAGGTTCTGACTTGGGTGATTCGAACACCCGATCTGTGGAGCTACAATCCATCGCGTTTAAGCGGAAATACCACTACGCCAAAGTCAGAAGAACCTTTTAACGACATGCTCGGGTCGACAGGTTCCAGGGAGACTCGAACTCCCATTGCAGGATTCAGAGTCCTACGTCCTGACCATTAGACGATGAAACCACAATACCCTCCAACTTTAATATTCGCTAAATTTAACGCACCTATGCCGACCCCGCGCCGTCTGAACTTCAACAGCGTGCCGGTGAGCCCGAACCGCCGCGAGCGCTCCATGATCCTGTCTACCCTCCTGGCCGAGGCCATGCGCCTCGAGGGCCTCAACCTCAACCGGTACACGCCTGGTAACCGTGCCCTCGCGAACGGCTTCATTAGGAACGTCATCAACGCTCACCACGGTGACCGGAACGCGGCGGGTCGCGCCCTGGGAAACCTCCCGCGCGTCCTGCGTCTGGGTGGCGGCAACCTCTCCCCGAACCGCTTGAATCGGGCCCACCGTGCTGCGACCACGATTCAGTCCGTCTGGCGTGGCGGAAAGGGCCGAACCAACGCCAACTGGCGCCTGCGCCAGGTGAACCCGCGCTACGCACCTGTGTACGTGACCAACGCCAACGGGACCGTGAAGGTCGCCCTTCCTGTTATTCCTAGAAGAAAGTGACCCTGGCGGGGGTCGAACCCGCAGTCTCGGGATGGCACCGGGTAGAAACGAGTTTCTGCCTAGAAGTCCCACGCGATATCCAATTTCGCCACAGGGCCGAAGTGCTCCCGGCGAGGCTTGAACTCGCGGCTTCTGGTACATAAGACCAACACTCTAACCAACTGAGTTACGAGAGCGTGAAGATTTTTTTGGCTTCCCGCAAAGCCCCGCGACACCCGGGGCACTCGCGCTTGTTTAACGTGCGGACCCAGCAAGATCCGCACATCACGTGACCACAGGGGTCCAGGAACAAGTCAACAGGGCGCTCCATGCAAACAAAACAAATAAATGACGCGTACCTTTCAGCGTGCGTATCCTTCAGGACCCTCTCCATCTCCGTCACCTCCCCCATCAACTCCCGACAGTGCTGCGTCAGCGTCTCGATGCCCACCTTCTCCTCGTGCTCCTGTACTACTTCCTCGAGCCGATCCTTTAAACCTGTATCACCGAGACCATCAATCACACTACGCAAGTGAAGAATGTCCTCGCGTTTTATAGCCAGCTCAGCCTTGGCCATGGCGAGGTGGTGGCGTTCCGTGGCCAGCTCGAGCTTGTACTCGCCAAGTTCTTTTTCAAAATTTTTCCACTTTTCACCGAGTTCGCACGGGATGGGCTCGAGGGGCGGCGCCGGCGGCTGGAGCACGTGCTCCAACAGCTCCCGTGGATCCAGGTATGTAAAGTTCATAATTTACCAGATAAAAATCTCCTTAAGTAATAAATGGCGTCGTACCTGAACCAGTCGTACCGTCCGTTTAACCAGCCGGGCCGTGGTGGCTACATCCAGCCCGCCAGCTTCCATACGTGGATGCTGACCAAGGTCATCTACGTCTGCGCGGCCGTGCTGCTCATGATCACGGGTATCCAGGACTTTCTGGACCCGGGCCGCCGCCAGATTCCGTCCGTGAACGTGAAGGCCATCACGAGCATCATCACCGGCTTTTTCATGATGTACCTTTACGTTACCGTGCTGAACACGCCCAAGTATAACCGATTCTAGGCTATTTATTTTGTAGTGCCATAATAAATGCCCGAAGTGTCCGGTACCGCACTGTTCGGGTTTGTTCTGACCGTCCTGTACTTTTCGCTCGGCACGGCGACCGTCTACCAGGCCAATAACCCCCTGTCGACGTCCAAGTCGGGCACGGCCCCGCCCAAGGACATCCCGAACATCGTGTTCGGCTCCCTGTTCCTCCTGTTTTCGGTCCTGCTGGCCGTCTTCACGTTCCGGGCCATCTTCATGAGCCCATAAAGAAAAAACTCGCTTGATCACTAATGAAGCACCTCATCGGACGCCTCACGGGGCTGAAAATCACGACCGTCGCCCAGCTCGAGGCTTGTATGGATCGCGTCGCCCATGAGTGTAGGTTCACGGTTGTGGCGCGGGCCTTCCACCAGTTCGACCCCCAGGGGGCGACTGGGGTCCTCGTCCTATCCGAGAGCCACTTTTCAGCACACACGTACCCTGAACACGGGACCGTGTATGTTGACGTATTTTGCTGCAGCCCGAGCTTTGATCCCGGGGCGTGCGCCCTGAGCCTCAAGGAGAACTTTGGTGCCCAGAGCTTTGATTACCAAATTATTAATCGTCACGTATTCTAATGAATAACACTCGCCGGGCGGCTCTCGAGCACGGCGGGGCCCTCGTTCTGGCCCTCAAGTTCCTGTTCGCCATGGCGCTGGCGGGCCTGGCCGTGTCGGACAAGAATACGAGATTTCTGACTGAAAATCCTGGCAAGGTTATTGGCGAGGCCTTCGTCGTTGGTGCCGGATCAGCCGCGGCCTTCGCCTTTATAGGATGGAATCGGTACGGGACTGATCTCTTGAAGATTTGCACCTTGGCATTCCTCGTCTTTTTCGGTGTTCATTTCCTTTTGGAGCTGTCCGGGTTCAATGAGGTCGAGGAGACGACGGGCTCTAAGAAACTCGGCGAGTCCACGGGGCGCGCTGCCAAGAGCGCTATCGTCAAGGTAATGGTCATCCTCATCGCTCTGCTCCTCTTTGTGTTCACCACGTGTGGATGGGACTCGCCTTTTAACGGCGCATCTGACACGTGGAGGATCCCCGGCCTGAAGGGCTTCGGCCTCGAGGGTGTCATCTTCGCCCTGTGCAGCGCCCTGCCCTTCATTATGATCGTGAAGGATCGTGGTGGTCACACCGCCGAAGCCATGAAAGAATTTATAAAATATTTCTTTTTGTTTGGATTTGGACACATGGGGTTGCAGTATGGTGGGCTGTACCGTGAGGCCGGTTTCATGAAAGCCTAAAGTTCAGACCGGGGTCGACGTTGCGCATCCAGTGGGGCACGGGGGCCGTGTAGAGTGTCTCGGGGCTGAACGCCACGTAGGGACTGACGGTCTTGACGAGCAGCGCGAGCGCCAGCAGGATCAAGAGAAAGATCATCATTTGAATTTTACATATATTAGTTTCGACTCCAAGAACCTTGAACGTTCTTGGGGCCGAAGCCCGGTCGCAGACGACCGAAGACTTCCACCTTTTATTTTTGAAATTAAACATTTAGTTGGAGAACGCAAGGCCGCCCATGCCCGACTGGATACGCAGGATGTTGTAGTTCACCGCGAACAGCTTCTGCAGGGTCGCCTGGGAGCCCGACTTCAGCGCCACGGACACCTGAGCGTTGTCAATGCGCGAGAAGTTGCAGGTGCCGGTCGGCTGGTGCTCCTCCGGCTGCAGCGCGAAGGAGTACACGTAGATGCCCGGGTAGGGCGTGCCGGTGTGGTACACGTACGGCTGGTACTGGTTGAAGTACTTGCCCAGCTGCTCCTTGAAGCGGTCCTGGCCGTTCAGAATCAGCTTGAACTGGTTCAGCGGGCCCACCTCGTAGCCGGCGGAGGACGCGACGCCGCCGCCCAGGGCCACACCCTCCTCAATCCAGAACACGTTGGAGCCCGAGGCGGTGTTGCCCGAGGCGTACAGGTGCGGGGCACCCACCACGTGCGGCAGGGTCGTGCCCATCACAGCCGGGTTGGTGTTGCAGGTCACGTGGATGTTGGACGTGCCGGTCGAGAAGTTCCACATGCTGTTCACCACCGAGGCGGTCGGGTTCTGGTAGCACCAGACCAGCTCCTTCACCGGGTGGTTGAAGGACAGGCGGACCAGCTGAGCGGAGTCGTTCACCGTCGGGATGGAGTCACCGCCGGTGTGCTGGACCTGCTCGATCAGGTACTCGTGGCCCTTCTGGGCGAAGCGGCGGCGCTCCTCAGTGTCCAGGTACACGTAGTTGGCCCACACCTGGAAGTCGGTCGTGAAGTAGTTGTTGTAGTAGGTCGTCAGGTCGAAGTCCAGGCGCACCTCGTGGTACTGCAGGGCAATCAGCGGCAGGTACAGGCCCGGGTTGCGGTTGAAGAAGAACAGCAGCGGCAGGTACACACGGGGGGTGTTCACCGTGCTGATGTTGGTCACCGCGCTGGACGTCATCTTGCCGTAGTTGACCTTGTCAGACTCGCCGAGGAAGCACTCGGCGTACAGGCGCCACCAGGTCTGGTAGTGCTTGTCAATGCGCTGGCCACCGATGGTCAGCTCCAGGGCCGCAATGGCGCGCTCCGCGATCCAGCAGGTGTCGGCCGACGAGTTGTCGGTCGTCAGCGCGGTGGCGGACGGCAGCAGGGACACGTACATGTTGCCGACCAGGTCGCCGTTGCGGGCGATCGTCACAGACACACGGCCCGAGGGGGTCGCCGTGCCGTTCACCGTCTGCTGGATGTTCTCCATCGCGAAGTTGGTGTGGCGCTTGTACACCGCCTGGAAGAAGGTAACCTTGGGCTGCCCAGTCAGGTACACATCCTGAGCGCCATAAGCAACGAGCTGCATAAGTCCACCGGCCATTTGTACTATGGCCCGAGAAAAAAATTTGGGACGGACCGAACGCACCCTGGGAAAATTTCTAGGACAAGAGTAACCATGAACTCCAATATGCTTACCGCGGCCAAGACCAACGCTGCGAACGCTGGTGCCATGGCTGGTGCGGCCCAGGCTGGCGTCGTTCCCGCCGCCGCTGGCAACAAGGCGGCCAACGCGAGCATGGGCGTGGCGGCGGCCCAGGCCAACGTGGTTGCTGCACAGAATGCCAACGCCAAGGCACAGGCCAACGCCGCCCGGGCCAATAACAATGCGGCCCGGGCCGCCCTGGCTGCTGCCAAGACCCCCAACAGCACCAACAACCGTGGCGCGGCCGCGGCTGCTGGCAACGCGGCGTCAGCCAACGCGAATGCGGCGACGGCCAACCGCAATCTGTCCAATGCTTACCGTACCCTTAAGAACGCCATGATCGCCAAGGGTCTGCCCCTGTAAGCCCCGCGCCCAAAACTAAAAACAAAACTCTCAGAGAATTTCAAATGTCGGGCAAGCGTGAGGTTGAGGATATTCCTGAGGATGAGGAGCTCGCCTTCGATGAGGAGGACGATGAGATGGAGATGGACGACGGTGGTGACCTGCTGGACGCCCTGGGTCAGATGTTCACGACGGAGGAGGGCGAGACGGTCGCCAGCGCCATGGTCGGGGTCAAGGTGGCACTGGAGATGCAGAACAAAATTCTGATTAAGATTCTGAGTGTCCTGAGCAAGGCTTCTCCGGCACCGGCCGCTTAAAAATATGTGACGCTACCTTAGAAATGGAGCGCGTGCAGACAATCGATCACGCGACTCCTGAAAAAACGAATGAGATCCGAATGGAGCTCCATCATTCGGACATTGTTAATATGAACGCCGAGCGGCTCAACGCCTTTGTGACCAAGCTCGAGGATCATATGTGCCTGAACGTCAAGGGGGACAAATACGTCCCGTGGGTCAACGGTGCCCAAATCTTCGGCTTTGAAGATGGACAAATTCAAAATGTAAATATTGATACGATCGGTAACCAGCGGCGGAATTTTGTCACAATTCTGTCTGACGTTTACCATCGTGCCGGGGAGCTCGGCATCCGCGATGATGCAAGCACTGACGTCACTGGTCTGGAGTTTCGGCTCGGCCAGCGCGTCACGCGCCTCATCGAGACCGTGGACGACACGTACGAGATGATTTTCCGTTGGGTTCGAACCTACGAGCGAATCAACCACCCAACGTACGTGCCGATCAAGGGTGACATGGAGTCCCAGATTTTCAGGTGCCAGACGATGGGTCTGGGCGACCCCTCCACGGAAAAGGAGGATACGAGCTCGTTCCAGAAGTTTCTTCTGTATCTGCTCGACCAGGCCTACAAGCTCAAGATGCGCCGGTACGGCGACTACTGCTGCAAGCAGATTGCGACTGAGGAGGGCCACCTGACAAAGGCGTGGAAGCCCGTCATGGAGATCAAGGACTTTGTCTATTACTACTCGCAAAAGGAGGAGAAGTACGACATGTGGAAGCACATGACGAGCAAGGGTTCGATCGTGACCGACACCATCCGCCACTTGACCAACTGCCGTGACCTGCAGTTCCCTCAGATCAAGAAAAACCGGGCCGTGTGGTCCTTCCGCAACGGTATCTTCGTTGGCAAGTTCCTAGATGAAAAGGAGGGCAAGTACGCCACGCGATTCTACGAGTACACGAGCGAGGACTTCAAGCACTTGGACCCGACAATTGTCAGCTCGAAATATTTCGATCAAGACTTTGACACGGGGGCCATCGACACGCCCGACTGGTATGACATCCCCACGCCCCATATGCAGTCCGTCATGAACTACCAGGGTTTCAGTAAGGACGTCTGCAAGTGGCTCTACGTCTTCTGTGGCCGCCTGTGCTTCGATCTGAACGACCTGGACTCGTGGCAGGTGATCCCCTTCCTCAAGGGTATCGCTCGTTCGGGCAAGTCTACAATTATTACAAAAATTTGTAAAAAGTTTTACGAAGGTCAGGATGTCCGGACCCTCAGCAACAACATCGAGAAGAAGTTCGGCCTCGAGTCCATCTACGATGGCTTCATGTTCATCGCGCCAGAAATCAAGGGTGACATGGCCCTCGAGCAGGCGGAGTTTCAGTCGCTGGTCAGCGGTGAGGACATGAGCATCGCGCGCAAGAACAAGACGGCCCAGAGTCTGACGTGGAAGGTTCCGGGTATCCTGGCCGGCAACGAGGTGCCCAACTGGCGCGACAACTCGGGCTCGGTGCTGCGCCGCCTCGTGACCTGGAACTTTGGGCGTCAGGTGGCCGAGGCCGACCCGCACCTGGACGACAAGCTCGATTCTGAGATGGCCATCATTCTGTGCAAGTGTGTTCGCGCGTACCTCGACTACGCTCAGCGCTTTTCCGACCAAGACATCTGGAACGTCCTGCCAAAGTACTTTGTCGAGATTCAGAACCAGGTGGCGATGGTCACGAATACCCTCCAGCACTTTTTGGCCTCGGAGAATGTCGTGTACGGCGCGAACCTGTGCTGTCCGCAGAAGATGTTCGTCACGGCCTTCAACCAGCACTGCCAAGCGAACAACCTGGGCAGACCGCGATTCAACCCCGACTTTTACGCGGGGCCCTTCAGCTCCCGGCAGCTCGAGGTACGGCCAGGAACCACGTGGCGCGACCAGAATATGGCGGTCCAACCGTTTGTGTACGGGTTGGATCTGGCCCAGGATTTAAATACCACAATCTAATAATGAACAGGGAGAAGGCTGCCCGGAAGATTCAGGCGGCCTGGGCCCGCAAGCGCGCCCCCAAACCAAACGAATTCGTAAACAAGTTTTCAAACTTTGATTACGCCCTGACCAAGCCAGAGGTGACGTCGACCATCATCTCTCTCGACGTGCTTTTCCACGACTTGACGACCGAGCCCCTGCCCAAGGGCGTCAAGGAGCTCCTCGGCTACACGGCGACGGGTCAGCTTCCCGTCGTCCGCAAGCTCCAGAACCGCGCCGGGCCACTCGGTGAGGCCAACATCGAAAAGGTGAAGCGGTGGGCCTTCAACGTCGAGTTCAAGAACCCCGACTCGACCGCCTACGTCAGCCACGTCGATAACGGCAAGATGCAGATTAGCTGCACGGGCCCCTACGAGCGCGTGATCCGCCTGCTCGAAAAGAGTTATTATCCGGGCATTATCAACGCCCCGATAAAGATTGTGAAGATCGACACCCGCCTGTACATCAACCGCAAGTTCAACCTTGATGAGCTCGTGGCTGAGATTTCCCGACGGGTCCCCAGCTCCAAGATCCCCCGTCTGCGGTACGAGCCCGAGCTCATGCCGGGTGCGTACATCAAGTGGACGGATCCGTCAGCCAGCCTCATTATTTACACCAACGGTGTGATCCTGACTCAGGGCCTCAAGAGCATCGCCGACATGGGCGTCACGGCTGAAATTTTGCAGCAGATTTTTGGCAAGTACCTCGTGGACAAGTACAAGGTGTTCAAGTACTTCCGCAACATCACGGGGCGCGCGCGCAACTATAACGCCGCCCCGCACATCCCCAAGCCGGCCCGCAAGAACCTCGCCAAGAAGCGGGCTCAGGGCGCCAACCGCTACGCGCTCGCCATAAACGGCTGGAACAACAACCGCGAGGGCTTTTACGTGCGCCCGGGCGCGAACGGCAAGCCGCGCTTCTACCCGCTCGTGGCCAATCTGAAGCTCGTCAAGCCCAAGATGATTCGGGCCTATGCCGAGGCGGGCGTGCCCATTCCTCAGAGGGTCAAGAACATCTTCGGCGTGGCGGGCAACGAGGCACCGGCGCCCAAGGTGGAGGGTCGCCGTGCGCCAAACTGGACCGCCACCAAGGAGGGCTTCTACGTCAAGCCTGGACCGGGTGGGCGCCCCTACTTTTATCAGGTGCCGAAGGGCCTCGCCGCGTCCCGCAAGACGGTCGCGGCCGCCTACAAAAAGGCGGGTGTGGCCATCCCCAACTCGGTCCGCAACCTGTTTAGCATCCCCAATACGCCCAATAACGGCGCCGCCGCATCGGCGAACGAAACCGGCAACTGGAAAAAGCCGACCCATTGGCTGAATTATGACGCCAAGGGTGTCGTGCGCATCAACGGCCGCCAGTACGACCGGTACACGCGTCCGGAACTCGTCCAGATTGCACGGAATATAGGCATTGCAGAGGTTAGCGAGAAGTTGTCTCTGGCTAAAATTGCCGCCGTCATCGCCAAGTACCTCGAGCCCTATACAAACGTGCCGAATACCGAGATTAATGGCGTGCCCGTTATGTTGATGACAAACGGCCGTGTGAAGCGCGGCTCGCGCATCCGCCAGTGGGCGACCCTCAAGCCCGCCGAGCAGAACGCGATCGCCCGGGGCATGCTCAACTCCTTCAAGTTGGAGGAGTACTCGAAGGCGAATAAGAACGCCAAGTTCAACTACCTGATGGGCGCCAAGCGCCAGATGCAGGAGGAGGCGCGCAACGAGGCGGTGGCCGGTCGGGCCAACGAGCCCCTCACGTCCGTTCGGTCCGGGTCGTCGGTGTCTTCGGCCAACTCGAATTTCGCCAAGAATCTCGAGTACACGATGATGGCCCAGGAGTTGCTGGGCAACGCCAACTCGGCCCAAGTCAACAAGTTTGTGGCCGTCATAAAGAACCTGCCGAAGGGCGCTCGTGGCCGGCCGCTCAAACCGACGATCGAAAAGGCGGCGCGGAACTTCAAGCGGGCCCAGATGACCAACGCGCAGCTGGTGAACGTGCGTAGAGCCTATTCTGAGGCGGTCCGCGCGCCCAACTGGCTCCCGTCGAACTTGCACAGCGCCTACAAGAATCACCTCGTGCGCCTTGGCACGACGCCCAACGCCAAGGGGGTCCTGCCGACGAAGGAGGCGGTCCGGCGCGGCATGATCGCCTGGCTGAACGCGACCCTGCCACAAGGGGGGCGTGCCGCCTATGAGCGTGAAAACCTCAACACGGGCCTGGTGGTGCGCATGCCTGCGTGGAACCCCGCCAACCGTGGCAGCCCGACCATTCCCAACATCGGTGTGAAGCGCGTGGGTCCGGAACGCAAGAAGCGCGTCGCCAAGCCCAAGCCCGCCGCGCGCACCAACGCCCCAGCAGTTGGCCCCGTGAAGGCTGCCAAGAAGGATCCGCGTGAGAATAAGAACTACCCCGTCCCGCGTACCGCCAACGCCGAGAATCTGGTCAACGCCATAGCCAACCTCGGGCTGAATATAGGCGCGTCCAACCGCTACTCGTGGTCCTACCTCGCCAACAAGGGCCTCAATGACCGGTTCTATGAGAACTGGATGAACTACGCCGCGTCACCGAATCGCAGCCTGACCGTCAACGGCGCCAAGGCTCATATGAACGGCTTAAAGACGGCCAAGGCGCGCCAGGAGTGGCTGGTCGCCCGCCGAACGGCATTCGCCCCGGCCAACTACCGCAACCTCGTGGCGTACCGCGCGTCGCTCAACCAGAAGAACAAGAACCGGCGCGCGGCGGCTCGCGCCCAGGCCTAAATACAGTCTAGAATATTGAAAATTTTATAGAGCAGAGCGAAGAGCTTATCGTCGCCACCAATCTCACGCGGGTTGACAATCTCCAGCTCGACATGCCACGTGGTGTCCTCGTCCGAGTCGGGATCCTCGGGGTCCCCCTTGATCTGCGACAGGTCAATTGAGAGGTTCTTACGGACAAACGACCAGCGCCGCTTCTCCTTGACGCTCGCCATCTCTTCGTCATCTTGCTCATAGGGGACCTCGGTGGAAATGCCGAGGCGCACGTCAAACGGGCTGTCGTCCAGGTCAAAGTCGGCAACGGTCACCCGTGACTTGATCACTGCAACCGACTCATCAGTAGCCTCATCTACGGTGATTCGCTTGTTTCCAGAACCGTAGTAGACCGAGTAGGTCTTTTGGCTTGTGGACTCCCAGCCCTGGTAGGAGGCCAGACCCGAAAGGATTTTCTGAAACGCTTCACGGCCGACATTCGTGTCAAACTTGGTGGGCGTCTTGCGGCCAAGTCGAATTTCAATCTCGACGTGATCGGAAGAGGCGTGCCGACGAATGATCGGTCCCCAGGCTTCGAAGAGGCGGCGTGCGGTTTCCATGTTAAAGTTTTAGAGCGGCTCTGTTTTAAGGCGCGATGAAGGGGTTGCCGAACCTTGGCAACACCTGCTACTTCAACACGGCGGTGCAGTGCCTGGCGCACGTGCCCTTGCTGGCCAATACCCTCTTGGTCAAGGGGTACACGGGCCCGTGTGAGGTGACGAGGGAGTTTAGCAAGCTGGTCAAGCAGATATGGTCTGACTGTGAGGTTCCTGACCCTAGGCCCCTTCACGGTGCCTTCACAACACGTTTTCCACATTTTGCCGGTACAGGTCAGCACGACGCCCAAGAGGTCATCCTCAACTTGATTGATATTTTTGAAAATTCTATTGACAAAAAATTTATAAAAAAGATTTTCACGGGGAGGGAGGAGCAGGAGACCGTCTACCCCGGTGGTCGGTCGGTCCGTACAGATGACTTTGTGTCCGTGATGTTCCCCACGACCGGCGAGTCGGGTGAGGTGACGCTCGAGGAGCTCTTGGCGCGCCGCGCGAAGCACATGGCACTCACCGGCTACACGGACGACTCGGGCCGGACGCACAATGTGGCGGCGGTGTGTCAGCGCGTGGCCGAGTGGCCGATCGTCGCCACCTTCACGTTTGGTGTGTACGGCCCCAAGTCGACCGTGATCCTGCCTGAAACCTTCGAGGGGCGGTACCTGTTCGCGGTCGTGCTTCACGCGGGGATGATGCACGGGGGTCACTACGCAGTCGCGGTGAGACACGGTGACAAGTGGGTGATAAAGGATGACGAAACGGTCCATGAATTAAACGAGCCGCCGCTCAAGGGGCCATTCTACATGGCTATGTACAGGCTCCAAACTCAGTCAGTTGGATATTCTCCCGCAGGTTCACCAAAGTCCGAAAGTAAGTGCGACGATTATTTGGATACGTCTTATCGGTCCGGATCTTCTCCACTATCCATCCCAGGTCGCCGTAACCGCACTCGAGTATCGAGCCATCCGGAAACTGCTGGCTCTGGGCCCGGTGAAGCTCAGCCTCCTTGTACTCGGTCCCGCGGTCCTGCACGAAGAGCTCACGGCCGTTCCGAACTAAAAAGTCTATGGTTATACGATCGCGGGGCTTCCATTTGAAGAGCGTCTCGTGCGTCCCCATGCGGATGGGGTCCTGCACGGGTGTGAAAACCAGCCCGTCCGTGACCCACGGGAACGAGTCAAGGGGCGGCAGCCCGGTCGCAAAGTCCTTGAGCGGAATCATCGTCTTGACGCGAATCTCGAACGGATCTTTTGTCGAGCGCACGACGCTCTTGAGCAGGTTGCGAGCCGCCTCGAGCCGTTCACCGAGTGGCCGCCTCCGCACGTCGGTGCCCTTGACGACCACCGAATCGTACACAAGGAACACGGGTTTGCCACCCGCCTTGAGCTCGACCAACTCGCCGTCGAGGATGGTCCCGCGTGGGATCATTGTGCAGACGGGCGTCATGGCAAAGGCGCGGTTCACGAGGGCCGTGACGCGTTTGCCCTCGTGCTCGCAGCTGACGAGCATGTGACGCACGCCATCTGTTTTTTCACAGACGAGATATTCTCTTTTTCTAAATTCCACAAAGTGGCGCCGCTCTATCGAGACGGGCTGCGGCCCTGGGAATCGGTCAGGATCTACCGATTCCCAGGACTGTTGGATGAAAGCCTTTACAGCCTGTTGCATATTTAATTAGGGGAGGCCTGTCTCTAAGTCCGGGACCGTAGGTCCCGACTCGCACGGATCACGACTCGGGGCCTCCGGCCCCGTCTCGGTCTCTAAGGTCTCAGCTCGACGCCCGAAGTCTCGAGGATATTTCCGACGCACTCGTGTACAAAATGACAGATGACTGTGGCAGATGTGATAGCCCCGACCTTGATGCCAAGCCCCTGTAGTGTACAGAACATCGATTCATCGAGGGGGAGCTTGACTGGGATTTTATCCCCGCGCAGTTTTTTATCGACGGGTTTGGCGTCCATGGCCCACACGCGTGCCGTCGTGCTCTTGACCTCGTAAAGGGACTCGGCTAACTTCTTGCCCACCTCCGTGTCAAACTCGAGGCCTCGCTGGCAGGCCCCCTCGGTCGCCCCCTCCTTCGTACGACGGGCGAACCGGTCCCAGTTGATGCCCTCCTTGACGGCCGGGAAGACCAGAACCTGCATACCCTTGTCAAACGGGTCGATCGCCTTGTGGATGGACTTGTCGTCCAGGTTCGTCCCGTACTCGAGCCAGATGATGCGCTCACCCGACTTGATGAGCTTCGGGAGGCCGGCCCGATCATTCACGAAAGAAATATCCAGGTGCTTTCCCTTCATCATACAGACCATATGGATATTCATCATAGTGTGCAGTGTCGTCGCGCTAATGGACTTGTTTCGCGTGACGGCACATATGTGGATCACGGACATTAGAACTAAAATGTCTGAACCTTTTAAGTACGATGAAGTCTTTGTCGGTCTTGGCCCTTGAGGCTCTTATTGTTGGTGCCCTTTTGGCCTTGCTTTTTATGCTCGTCAGAGGGCGGATGGCCCCAGTCACGGCCGTGTTTGTGAGCGGGGCCCTGTTCCACATCCTGTGCGAGGTGACGGGTGTGAATGCGTGGTACGCGCGCAACTACTTCAGCCGGTAAAACCCACCGGGCTTTTCAGGGGGCGGCCGTACTCAGGTAGGCCAGGGCAAGGGCGAGTTTTTCCTCCATTGACAACGTGGCGTTTAAAAAAGTTCTTCCTTTTAATTTTGGGTGCTTCTGAATGGTATAACCCTGTCGTATCTCCGTTCTAATACTAGATAAATACTTTGGTAGGTTATTATCCTCTGGATGCTTTCTGTTTACTCTTCGAGGCTTTACAGAACCACGCTGACTATTCGAGAGTTTCCGTCTAGTTTCTTCCGACAAGTTCTGGGCGTTTTCCGATCGACTAACAACTCTGAGATTAGATAATCTATTATCTAGCTTATTCGTATTGATATGGTCTATAACCATCGCTTTGTCGCGTTCACCGTCTCTCAACAAGTATTCGTGCAAGTTCCACAACTTGTTGTTTATTCTTGCTTGCGGATATCCAACGTTCGCTAGATTCCATGACGATTTCACAAGTTCATGCCACTTATCATAATCAACAATGCAGAATTTCCCGACCCCACGTTTGCCCGTCAGTTGTATTATAGCTTGTCCATTTTCGTTTACTCGAACTGGTACTTCAAGTCTTTTCCGTTCTTTTTCTTCATTGTATCTCTTATATCCGTCGTCGCGAGCCTTCTGAGCTTCGTCTAATTCTTTGAACATTCTTCCAACATTTTTACCATTCACTCTCACCTCATATGATTGGCTGTCTTCCTTCCAATATATACCCTTCATTTCAGGATCGAATTTTTTAGTCTTTTGAACTTCGAAATCACTCTTTAATATAAGATCTTTGTCGGTCTCTGAATATTCGAAGTTGGTTTGCCCGTCCATGTGTACGAATTTTATGATATATTTATCATATGCGATAGCGCCATCTTCGGCCGTGGTGAAGCGTCCTATTAAGGTTGTTCCGAAGCGCGCCGCCCATTTAGGCCCGCATACACACTTGTAGACGCCCCTGAATCCAGAAGCGGGCTTACTCTCGATGACTCTGTTCTGATTATTTTGGGAATGGTTTAAAATTCGCAAGTTGTCGCGTCGTGCATCGAACTTGTTCCCGTTTATGTGATCAATAACCTCCCCATGAGCCGCGACAAGTCCCATACGATTCGCTATAAATTTATGGAGTGATATACGTTTTCCATCTATACGTAAATATGGATATGTATCAGAGGGGTAAATTTTTTCATTCTTCAACTCGGTTTCATCTTCCTGAGACAACAATACCTCCATTGACTTTAGTCTAGAATTTATTTTACCCCTTAAGTCGCTCGTCCATGACGCCATGAAACCGGATGTTACCTACATGACCCAGGGTCGTCGTGACGTCGGCAAAAATCTGTCCACCCATCTGCTGCCAGCGCCTGCAAAAGGCGTAGTCCTCTGAGAGGTACCGGCGGCTCACGGGGTCGATCATACAGTCCATGCATGCATGATACGTCTCGAGATCGCGGTTCTGGTGGTCGTTCTGACACATGAGCTCCGGGTACTTGGCCTCCATCTGCTCAAACACGTGGCGCTTGATGAGCATGAAGCCCGTGGGGCCGTCCAGCACCTCTGTGAAGCCGTTGAGCACGGGCGTGTTCGCATACTTGAAGTTCATCACGAGACTCGAACCGATCTTGTTCGGGTCGCGGACGTCTCCGCTCTTGTAGGCGGTGTCCACCTGGTCCCACATGATGCACTTTTTCGGGTAGCACGCCACCGCAATCTCATGACCCGAGTCAATCAGACGCATGACCGACTCGGGATCAAAGTGAATATCGGCATCAATGAACAGGAAGTGGGTCGCCTTGGTCTTCTGCATGAAGCGCGCGACGGCCAGGTTACGGGCTCGGTGCACGAGCGACTCGTTCTCGGTCGTGTCGAGCATCATCTGGATACCGCGCTGCGCACACAGACGCTGGAGACGAAGCATGGACTCTGCATAGGCCGCGAGACAAACGCCACCGTAACACGGGGTGCTAACGAAGAGTACGACGGGCTGACTCATTACAAGAGATTAGGTCAAGGCTTTTAAGTCCTTCATTACGATCGCCTCCAACTTGGTCAGTGTAGGAACTGATACGTCACAAATCTTGCACAGGTCCGCCTTGGTCACCGGCACGCCCCGCTCTTTGAGCATGGTCCAAATCACGGCACAGGCCACCGCCTTGGGCGTCCGCCCCTGCAGCCCCGCCGAGTCCTCGAGCTTCTTGCACAGGGACACGACGCGCATCTTCAGTCTGCCTCTCTCCGCCTCGGGCACGCACGTCAACTCGTTCCAAAAGCGCGGGATCAGGTCCGCGGGCGTCGTGACGGCCACGCGCGCCTCGGGCACCTGGTCTAGGAAAATTTCAGTCGTACGGGCCATGTCACGGACCGGAATCGCAAACGCAGCCGCAATCTCCTGTGTCGTACGGGCCACGTTGAAGTCCCTACACGCCTGGAAGATGCAGTTCGCCTTGACGCCGACCCGAATAGCGCCACGTGTCAAGGTTTGCTCGCTAAAATACTTGTACTTGATTTTTGCCGCGTACATTACATTGTCAGGCAAGTTCAATATATGTTTTCCCACACGGTCCATTTCTGCATACGAGTGAAACAGGCTGCGGTCCTTGTGATTCATGGACGTGTGAAAGTTTATTCTTGCGAGGCGCTTCAAGTTTGCACTGGCCGAGGCACGGACCGTCATGATGGTGCCTGTATTCCAGGAAGCACTAAAGTGGTCCAGGTTCGAAGGGGCGCCCACACGAGAGGGGTCGCAGGCCACCCCGTCATCCCCAGGGCCGCCGTTCCACTCGGGCTCGTCAGACATGTAAGAGAATTCAGACCGTCCACATTCCATGCATGTTGGCAAGCCGTCACTGTTGAGCAGCTTCGTGCCACCGCACACACACTCCCAGTCTGCACGTTCGGGAGGGCACGTTTCAGCCCGGGCGCGGAGCTGATCGAACGCCTCCCAGGCCTGGTCCAGTGCGACAGTCATGGTTTTTGCCTTTTGTACCGGACTGCGTTAGGGTCCTGTGCAAAAAACATCATTTCCTACTAATGGACATGCTGATTACCGCTGTTGCTATTGCTCTCATTTGCGTCGCGGCCTGGATGCTCTACAAGCGCTTCAGCCTTCGGTACAAGGCCCAGCCCGAGGAGACCGTGGAGGAGGAGTACGAGGAGATCCAGGAGGCGGCCGCCGACCCGGAGCCTATTGCTCGCTCTCCGTCTCCGGCTCCGACTCTCGCACCCGAGACCAAGAAGGAGGCTTGATGACCTCATAGACGAGTCCGTACCGTAGGCACTGATCGGCATCCAGATACAAATCTTTTTTTAAAATTTTGTTCAACTTGCGAACGGGGATAGTCGTCTCGACCTCATAGACCGCCTGCATCCGCTCCATATCTTTTGTAAAATTTTGCATATGATCTTTGAGTTCTTCAAACTTCCCCCAGACTCCATCCGCGCTAATCTGATGAATTAGCACGTATGAATTCTCGAGCATACGCCTATTCCTGCCGGCCAGGAGGAGCAACGTGGCGGCTGACGCACAGACCCCATCGGCTATGGTCGTCACGCGCGCCTTGAGGTTGCGGATATGGTCCATGGCACTGAATCCGCTGTGCAGATCGCCCCCGTCACTCTTGATGTAGAGGGTCACGGCCGGCTCGTCGTCAATGTCAAGATCTATGTACGTCTTGCGGAGAGTCTTAACGAGGGCCCTCAGCTTCGTGACGAGCTCGAGGACGCTGTCCTCGTGGACCTCGCAGTGAAAGAAAACTTCATTGCCACAGACCTTCACAAACGAAGTCTCGTCTTCGGACGCCATCTTGGAGATTCAAAGGCGAGTTTTTTTATGTGTCAATGATAATGGCGGCCCTTGCCGGCAAGTTCGCCGCGAGAGGAGCCGCAAAGGTGGCGACAAAGAGTGCAGCCAAGGCCGGGGCGAAGTCAGCGGCCAAGTCCGGGGCGAAGTCAGCGGCCAAGTCCGGCGCCAAGTCGACGGTCAAGTCCACGGCCAAGTCGGCGGTGAAGAAGGGCGGGGCTGAAGCCGCCCTCGGAGCTCTTGGTGGCGCCGCGGCCGCTGAGGCGACGGGAACCGAACCGTCTGGTTTTTCTCCAGGTGGTGGCGGCGTGGCCGGGGCTCCGTGCAAGCCCGATTCGGGTACAAAGATTAACATTCAGATTTCCGGTGCTGATATGTCCGCATCGTCCGGTGTGTTTTCGGATAGTATGGAAGGGCCCGGTGACGCCGCCGAACCCGAAGAGGAGGCCGGCGGGGGCGGGATACTCGGGGGATTGGGTGGCGCCAAGGCCCCGGCCAAGAAGAAGGATGCAAAGGCCCCGGCCAAGAAGAAGGACGCCAAGGCCCCGGCCAAGAAGAAGGCCGCCAAGGCGCCCGCGCGCAAGTCCAAATTCACCCTCGAGGGCGCACGGGTCGTCACGGGTGACGATATCGCATGGGCCCTTGTGGGTTTCCTACTCGTGGCACTTCTGATCCTGATTTAATTTTTTTGTACCCCAGTATTAGGTACGATGTCGGTTGGCGACACCGTGTTTTTCGCGAGTCGAAGCGAAGAGTACGGCATCAAGCTGCCAAAGTTGCCGAAACCCAAGATCATGTCGCCAAAGGATTTTGGCAAGGCTCTTTACAAGTTTAGCGGGGCCCAAGGACTTGTGGACAGCGGCAAGGCTCTTTCCAAGTGCAAGCCCAACGACTCCAAGTGTATAGCGAGTAACTTGGGTAACTTGGCGCTCTCCGCCTCGAGCTTCGTTCCCGGCGCGGGTGTCGCCGGGCGAGCCGCCCAAGTCGCAAAGCTGGCCGCAACCGCCGCCAAGGCGGGCAAGGCGGGCGCGGCTGCGGCCAAGTTGGGTAAGGCGGCGTCCGGCGCTGCGAAGTTGGCAGGCAAGGGCGCCAAGATGGCGGGCGAGGCGGCCATGAGCGCGGGTGGGTCGGCCATGGACTTTGCCGGAGATAATGCGGGGGCCCTTGCAGGTGGCGCTGCGCTCCTCGGTGCCGGAGCCCTCGGCGCGGCGATGTTGCGCGGCCCGAATGGCGAGCCCATGATGGCGGGACCTGACGGCACCCCCATACCCATACCGGGCGGCGTTCCTGGATTCCCCGGGTCTCCAGGATACCCTGGTATGCCCGGGGCGGCTGGAGCTCCCGGAGCTCCGGGAGCTCCCGGTGGGGGCGCGTATGCACCCGTCACCGTAAACTCACCACCAATCAAAATTAATATTCAGATTTCGGGGAAAGATATGGCTGCGTCATCGGGGGCGTTCGATGACGAAATCATAGGGAAGCCTCAACCACCCGGTCGCACGACGGTTGCCGCCGAGGCGGACGCGGAAGAGGAGGCTCCGAGCGGCGGGGCCAAGTCGGCCCTCCTCGGCCTCGCGAAGGGTGCAATTTCAAAGAAAATGGCGGGCGGTGAGTCCTTCACGCTGACTGGCGCGCCCGTGGAGCGCGGCATCAACTGGTTCGCAGTTGTGTTTTTCTTGATGTGTATTCTCGTGCTGTTCTTTACTTCACGATAGTCGCGTTGTATTCGTTCAAAAAGTCAATAGGGAACGTGGTCTGGACCGCTTCCATGGTGATGGGCTTGCCGCCCGTCTTGGCCTGAAACTCGTTGAACACCACGAGGAAATCCTTGAAGAACGAATTGAGTTGTTCGGGATCCATCTTCGTGATGTCCAAAGGCTTGCCCTGGCCCGTCTTGGCGAGCATGAGCATGACGCGCACGCGGTAGTCGCACACGTCCTTCTCGGCGTAGCCCTCGCCCATGCCGCGCATGAAGACCAAAACATAGAGCACGATCAAGAGGATCAGACCAGAGAGCACGTATCCATCCATTTACTTAAATGTGCATATTTTTTTCATAAATGTAACGTCCTGCGGAGTCAGCTCTGGATAGTCCGCCGCCCGGGCAATCACGAGCGGCACGTCATCGATCGTCTTGGTCCTAATTTTCTTATAAATTCCTTCCAACTTTTTGCGCTTCATGCAGTAGTTCTGGAACTTGGTCCAGAGTGAACCCGGTCTGAGTTTCTTGAGGGTTTTCTTGATGACGGACGCCGGGCTGAAGACCGCCTGGACCACGAAGAACTGCGTCTGATCCCAGTTCTGAGTCTTGTATATGTGCTCGTCTATGAGGTCGGCCGTACTCATCATGAGCGCCACGTCAGCAATGTCGTCCATCGAGAGGTTCGGCCCGTCCGGATAATTCTCCTGGACGACGGCCCACGAGTACCCGTGCTCGTGCAGAGTGCTGATGGTCGGTCTGACCCCCTTGGCGCCCTTGACGAATAGGACATCCAGGTCATGCTTGGGTTCCTGAAAGTTGTCGGGTGCGTCCGAGTTGAACTCGAGCGCCTGAAGCACAAAGCGGACCGACCCCTTGGCGGCCCCGATCAGCTCCTTCACTCTGACCGGGTCGGCTTCTGGTTTTTTTAAAAAAATAATTTTTTGAATTTTCTCATGAGAGGGCAGAGGGTACTCTTGGTTGAGTACGGGGAAGTGCAACTTGACGGGGTTCCGGGCCGTGATGAAGAGCTGGGCACGTGACGGCGGCCCTGTGAGTTCGCGGAGACCCACGAGGTCCTCGACCGACTCGAAGTCGTCTATGATCACAGGTCGGTCCGCACTGCGCACGCGTTGCATAAAGTCGATCGTGCCCTGCTTGGATCTCAGAATGTCCTCCGTCAGCCAGATGCCCCCTGACATCTCGACCAGGTGCGTCTTGCCGATTCCAGGCGGCCCCCAGAAGCACACGGCCCCTGCCGACGCAATCTCCTGCGCAGAACCAGTCACGCTTTTTTGACCCTTTGTTTTAATGAAGCGATCCATCGCACCTGAAGGGTCTGATGACTCTCTTACGAAGCAAGTCTTAAATATGATACTCGAGAACAACGCCTTCATGCCCTACATAATAGGTTGGATGGCCTTCAACGTCATCATCCTGGCCCTTGTGATTTATATCTCGATAAGAATTAGTCTGAGATCATGAAGACGGTGCGCGTCGTGCGTGACACTGACGGTCGGCACAAGTTCAAGGCGGTGTTCCCCGAGGGGCGGACCGTCCACTTTGGCGCCAAGGGTTATTCGGACTATACGATTCACAAGGACTCGGCTCGGATGAAGCGGTACGTGATCCGGCACCGGAGGCGCGAGAATTGGGGTAGGACCGGGATGTACACGCCCGGCTTTTGGTCGCGATGGCTCCTGTGGTCCAGGCCGACTCTGAGCGGCGCGGTGGCCAAGACGCAGCGGGTACTCGGCCGGCGCATTATTTTCGGGACCACTAGTAAATGAGCAACGTAGCAGCAGCGGCTCCCGACCTCAACCGCGCGACCAAGTTGTTCCTGACGATCTCCATCGCCGTCATGATTACGACTGCGGTGGCCGTGTCTATGATTCCGAGCAAAGAACGCAAGGGGTTCAAGTACGCCATCGTCGCCATTGGCCTCACCTTCTCCGTGCTGGCCGTGGCTTACAACGCCGTACTGCTCGGAAAGCAGATGGGGGCGGCCCAGTACCTGGCCGCCATGCGGAACAAGATGGGCGCGGCTGCGGTCGCCAAGGTGGGCGGGCCGATTACCAACGTGGGCACGGGTGCTGTTGCACCTGGGCTCTAATTTTTTCCTGAGGCTACAGTAATAAATGTCCAACTCAGGAAGCAACGCCGCCACGTTGCCACCCTCCGTGGCGAGCAATGTCATAGAGCCGGCGGGCAACGGCACCCCGCCCGCCAACGTCAACGGCAACGTCAAGCCGGCGCCCGCCGCCAACAAGCCCTCGAATATCCCCAAGTATCTCCAGATGATGGGCGTGATTGGCGTCGAGTCGGGCGTCGGCTTCGCGACGGGCTTGGCGCTGGGCAAGAAGAACATTGGTGGCGTGATCGTCACCATCCTCGCCCTGTCTGCCGTGTTCGGTCTGGAGTTCTGGCTGCGCTACAACAAGAGCACCAGGGGGTGGCTGCTGCCGGCGGGCATCATTGCTCTGTTCGTCGCCGGTATCGTGCCTTATTTGGCCATGTCCAAGGGAGGCAAGGGCAAGGCCAAGGATGAGACTGCTTACCTGCCGACCGTGGCGGCCTCTTGGTCGATCGTTGCCGTGCTTTTCGGCCTGGCCTGCGCGCGTATGAGCAGTCTGGGCAACAGCGCTCCCAGTGTCGCCCCGGCTGACGCCATCCAGGGCGTCATCCTGTCCCTGCTGTACGCCGGCGTGACGTCGTCGGTCGGTTACGCCACCGGCACGGGTGCGGGCAAGTCGGTGACCACCAAGCTGTCTTCGGCCATGTGGGGCGCCCTGGTCATGTTCGACCTGGCTGGCCTGGCGCGCGCGCCGTCCGCTTAAACAATAGAATCTAAATTTTAAGAAATGATCATAGGGCTTGTCGGTCGGTCACGTGTAGGCAAGGACACGGCCGCGAGCTTTTTCGACGGGACGCACCAGGTGCGCCGTTTGGCTCAGCCCGTAAAGGACGCTTGCAAAGTTCTTTACGGATGGAGTGATGTCGAGGTGGAGAGCGCCGCTAAGGAGGTCCACGACCCCAAGTGGAACCTGACCCCCCGGACGGCGATGGTCCACCTGACGCATGCGATGCGTCAGTGCAATGGAACAAACTTTTTTACAAAAAGATTTTTTGATACTTGGGACGGGCAACCGGTGGTGATACCGGATGTCCGATTCAGTGATGACGTGGCGGAGATCCACAGACGGGGTGGAATTACTATAAAAATTACACGTGATGGTTGTCCAGATCATTCGTTCGAGTTTCCTATTGATTTTTTGGGAACGACCTATGAGGTCACAAACAACGGCACTATTGAAGAGTTGCGGGTGAAGATTGCGCAATGTTTAGAGGGGCGCCGCACGACGCCGCCTGCGACAGAGCCGCGCTCAGGTGCCTAAACGCGTCCGGGGTCTTGGTCGCGTCGTAGTTCATGGTGCAGGTCGGGGCGATGCCCATCGAGCCCGCCTCAGCAAACGCGTCCTGGTTGGCGCCCAGGTACAGAAACTGCCAGCCGTCCTTCTGGCGCTCGAAGATCAGGTCCTTGATGTGCGCCTTGGTGTACTTCTTGCTCGCATTTTCCAGACCGTCCGTCAAGATGATGATGGTCGGAAGCATGGCCGTCTTGCACTCCTTGATCGTCTGACCGATGGCATCCAGCAGCGCCGTCGACCCACGGGGCTTGTACGTCTCACGGGTCAAGGGCTCGACCTCACCGATGGGCTTGTTTTCATACGTGACGTTGTATTCGTGATCAAACTGCACGAGGGTCATAGTACCACCGAACTCGGCCTGCTCCTTGACGAGCGCATTGTAGCCACCGATTGTGTCGTCCCAGCACGACTCCATGGAACCGGAGCAATCGAGGAGGAAGATACGGCTCGCCATTATGGTTTTTTTGGTTGTATCCTTTAGGTGATGTTCCTCTCACGTGCACAGACCATGAATTTGCTGCAGGCCGACCAGGATGGGTTCGCGAGCCGCCTAGGGCCCTTGGACCTTTTGGCACGTCACGCCAAGTCCCGTGCCGACTACATCAACAAGGCTGTGAAAAGTGCCCAGGACTTCACGCCCGACGAGAGGGACGCGCTTTGGCGCGAGATTCAGCGCGCTGACGAGTTTCTGGCGGGTACCCGGTACGGTGGCGTCCCGTGGCGGCTGGCCAAGGCGCAGTACGAGGAGGGCCTGCCGCACACACGCGGGCCCGTCATCATCGTGTCGGGCGTGGTGGATGCGGCAACCCTGACGCACGAGATGGTCCACGTGGTTCAGAAGATACGGGGCCCCAAGATTCCCCCTGGTTACAGCCAGTCGAACGTCACGTTCCAGAACATGCGGGCCAACCCCGACACGGATGGCCGCGTCTGGTTCAAGGATAACGTGCCGGCCGACGCCTTCTACAAGTCGAAGAGCCCCATGGGCATCTCGGACGTTGTGCAGTACGTCGAGCATCCGTTTGAGGCCGAGGCCTACGCCGTCTCAGACGCGTTTCGGCCGAATACGCAATGGAACGCGTGAGGCGTTGGCGATGCGCCGCCCGTCTATAAAGCGCGCCTTGCGGCCGTAGACGCGGCGTCCGTACTCGAGAACGACGTACGTGCCCTTGAGCGTCACGAAAAAGTGCCGACCCGCGCGGTTCTGAAACCGCGTCGGGTGAAGGCGCGTCTGCTCCAGGAGCGCCACTCGGCGCGAGGGCCCCTTTTTCATCAGGAGGGCCTCGCGGCGGGTCTGACCCCGGTGCATCCCCAGGAGCCCGTTGAGTCTCTTCATATAAAAATCTCAGAAAAAACTACCACTTGATGGTCGGTCCTGGAGTCGGCCTGCCCACCGACTCCTACTACGTCCAAAATCTCTCAGTGCTCAGAAATGTGTATAACGAGTGGACCGAGGCTTTGCCCCACGTCACGCCGTACTACGCAGTCAAGTGCAACCCCGACCAAGAGGTGGTTGCAACGTTGGCCCAACTCGGGTCCAACTTTGACTGTGCGAGTCCGGCGGAAATTCAACAAGTCCTGGACTTGGGGGTGGATCCAGAGCGAATTCTGTATGCAAATCCGTGCAAACGTTTCCAGGATATTATTTTTGCCCAGGAACGGAAAATATTGCGAACCACGTTTGACAGCGTGTGCGAGCTCAAAAAGATGGCGCGCGCGGGCTGGAGCCCGGAACTTCTTTTGAGAATTCGAGCCGATGATCCAAAGGCTCGGTGCAACCTCGGCGTCAAGTACGGCGCCGAGGAGCACGATTGGGACATTCTGTTGTTCACGGCCCGGGCTCACGGCTTCAATGTCGTGGGTGTGTCGTTCCACGTTGGCTCCTTTGCCACGACCCCGGGCGTCTTTTCGCTCGGGGTCCGCAAGGCTGAACGTGCGATCGAACTGGCGCGCGAGCACGGATACGCCCCGCACATTATCGACATAGGGGGAGGCTTCAGCGCCTCCCACGGATTGCCGAAGGAACCAATCAAGACGGACTACAAACTCATAGCTGAACCCGGGCGCTTTTTCGCTGAACGGGTCAGCACACTCTACACGCCAGTCATAGGCACCAAAGGACACGGCGTCACAATAGATGAGAGTCTGTACGGAGCTTTTAATTGTATTTTGTTTGATCACGCCGCGCCCCAGCCCAAGGCGGTGCTGCGTGACGGCCGCGCGCTCGTCACGGAGACGGGGCCTATGACCATATTCGGCTCGACCTGCGACGGTGGCGACCTGATCGCCAAGGAGGCTCTGCTTCCGCTTGATATTCAGGAGGGGGACGTTGTCATCTGGGAGCACATGGGCGCGTACACGAGCGCCGCCACGACGCAGTTTAACGGATTTCCGTTCAACAACAGAAAAAAGATTTATGTAGAGTAGAGATGACCCGGGTCATCTACATGCCCAACTCGGGCAAGCCCATAGAAAAACCCAAGGCCCCCCCGAACATACCCCTACTCGTGGGCGGTGCGACCGGTGGCCTCGCGACGGTCGGCGTCGCCATCACCGCCAAGAATTGGCTCTGGGACAATAAGTGGATCATAATTTTGGCAATTTTCATTTTAGGAATAATAGCGTACACGTTGTGGAAGACTTTCAAGGGGCCTAAGGAGGAGGAGCCCGAAGAAGAGTAATGGAGGCGTTCGAAATAGCTTACGACGACGAGACGAAGCAGTGGATCAAGCGCCCTTGCGCCTCTCGGCCGCGCATCGTGGGCGTGCCGCGCCCCCCGCGCCGTCTGGCCGAATGCGCCATTGCGACGATCGTCACGCTCCAAGTAATTGTGGGGCTGTGGTTACTAGCAAAGTGGCATAATTGATAGTCGTGACCGACATAGTGTCCACGACCGTCCGGAGGCCCTGACACGTGGGCGAACCGCCTGAAAATATAGAAACGAAAAGTCCAGTGCACTTTTCCCAATAGAGCCACTCTGCGCCGTAGCGCACGACATGTGACCCTATTGCGAACAGGGCGGCGCGGGCGAGTGCGTCCATTTGATAAGCAGCCAGCCAGTCTTTTATTGTGGTGCACTAGTAATGAATGTTGACTGTGGTGGTCAAATAGGGGCCCTCCAGACACGTGGCACGTGCTGGTTCTACACGATCCTCAACGGGTTTATCCTATCAGAGGATGGGCAGGCTATCCTGTTCAACAGACTGAAAGAATTTTACAAAAAACTCACCAAGGACGAGAAGGCCTACTTCGATGCGGCCAACAGCGCCCCGTGCCCACTCAAGGATCTTACAAAGGTGAAACAGATTTACTTTTGGAAATTTATTGACCAGTACCTGTGCCTAATGGGTGGACCTCGCTCGATAAACCTCAAGGCGGGCCGATCGGCCGAACTCCTCAAGAACATGAGCCTCGTGGGTGAAAAGGCGAGACAAAACCAGGGAGGCAAGGGGGCCTCCACTCAAGAGGAGATTTGCAAGATATTGGATCACATTGGTTTCAAGGGTCAATATGATAAGAGATTTGCTAATATTCAAGCGCGTTTTGATGGACGCAAGAAACCCCAATTCGTCGTCGTCAGGGAGTCGGCGCCCAAGCCAAGAGACCATATGTATGAATTTCCATCTGCATTCGGGAATGACGAAAAGTACCAATTGATGTGCTGCGGTATAGCCATATATAACGAGGAGGCCAAAAGCACCGAGCTGCACCGGGCCCACGCCATCTCTGGCTTCGTGTGCAACGGCAAGGGGTTTCTTTTTGATTCGAATCAGATGAAGACCTGGCCGTGCAGATGGTGGATCCGCTCGGAGATGATCCGCGTCATCGACGATGAGGTCGCCCCTTTCTATTCGTTTTTCAGACACGGCCAGATCACATACTATGGGTACATGTTCGCCATATTTGCCCGTAAGGAGTTTACGAAGGACATACGACCTGCGTGCCGGCTCCGGTACAAGAACACGAAGACACCCAACGTGAAGTTCAACTTTGGAAATCCCAACTTTGGAAGGGTACTAAATGCGTCCAATATGGGATTCAACCCGGCCCAGATCGCCGCGCTCAAACGCAAGTGGGCCCGGACCGAGCACAGGAAGCCCGAGTATCTGACCGCGAACAACGTCAA